ATGACTAAAATTATTGATAAAATTAAAAACGTACCCTTAAACGTACACTTTTTGACAGCAAGAAAAAAATACACAATTGGCTTTTATACCGGAGGAATAAACCTCTCGGAATGGAATGATTTATCCAAAACCAGACAAAAGGAAGTGTTGTCTAAAGAATGGTACCTAAGATGGTCCTACAGGAACCCAGAAACTCACAAACTTGTTCGCCAAAATAACATAAAAGCCGGAGTTAATTATTACAATACAAAAACTGACCGGCTTCAAATTTTAAATACTTTTAAGCGAAATTTAGAATTATTGCTGGATGGTGGCTACTCTCCTTTTAATAAAGATATTGAGAATTTTTCCATTGAAAAACAATACACTGCAAATGAAGCTCTTGATTTTGTTTTGGCTTTAAAAAAATCTACAGTATCAAGCAGAACCTATAATGATTACTATTATGAAGTTGAAAAGTTTAAAAAGTTTTTGCTCAAGCATCTGCTTTTAAAATCAAACATTAATAAAGTAACAAAAAATGTAGTTGTCAGGTATCTAAATGAAATCTTAAATGATTCATCGGCAAGAACCAGGAACAACTCAAGATCAAATCTAAGCTCTCTTTTTACATTGATGAAGGATAATTTTATCATTGAAAGCAATTTTATTAAAGCTGATGTATCAAAGCTTTCTTCTTTAGGTAAAACAGACCGGACAATTCCGAATGATATTCTAAAAACCATTGCTGATCATCTTAAAAAAGAAAATCCCTCCTTATTATTATACATAAAATTTGTAGCCTATAATTTCCTTAGGCCAGTTGAAGTAAACAGGCTTATCATTAAAAATGTAGATCTCAAAGAGAAAAGAATTTATTTCAAGGCAAAAAATAAACAGAATTTCAAAATTAAAAGGATCCCGGATATTTTAGTTGAAGAATTATTGACTTTGAATTTAGATAAATACGATCCAGATGATTTTTTATTTACTCCTTCCGGAACACCTGGGAAATGGGATAGAGATGATAATGGCAGACGAGAATATTTTACAAATAAATTTAAGGAAAATATTAAAGACAAATTCAATTTAGGTGCTGAATACGGCATTTACAGCTTTAGGCATACCTACATTACTAATTTATTTAGAACGTACCGGAAAACAATGTCATTCAATACTGCTATTGATTCTTTAATGCCAATTACTGGCCATACATCAAAAGAAGGCCTGGTTAATTATATCCATAAAATAGATGCGGATATCCCTGCAGATTGGAGTGCGGATTTAGAGTTTATTTTGTAAGATTTTTGATAATGATATTGGACGCCCGGATAATTTAATTGATTTAATAGCTTCATCCATTGTCATCCTTATTTTATGTAGTTTTTTATTCCCGTCTAAAATATGAAATTCATACAAACTAAAAACAGTACAAATTGAAATATTTTCAAGGGTACCATGTATGAATGTATCATCTTTTTTATGGTTATTTTCAACATAAATAACATAACTTCCTAAAGAGACATTATTAATTATTTGTAATGCCAGGCACTCAATATTAAAATATTCCTTAGAGATCCTTTTCTTTTCTGAATTAAATTTTTTTATAGCGTCTTTTCTATTATTTAAAAGAATTTCTCTTTTAACCTCTAATTCCTTAATTATATCACTTTTTGATTTTATTATGTTATCCATGGTATAAATGTAAATCAAAAATATTATTACAGCAATAGTAGTTTTATATGATTACATAAAAAAACCACTCTGTGAAGAGTGGCAAAAATTAAAAAACAGTATTTAGCAAAAATTTATTCTTTCTTTTCTCAGTGGCGTTTTCGTTTCGCCAAAATTTTGCCCACAACGATACATTTACAATTAATGCCTGGTTGTTAGTGGCGTTTTTTTCTACGGTGTTGACAAGTCGTGTAAATGCATCCATCACATAAATTTTAGATTTATCTTCTAATTTTAAATACGGTGAAATTATAACCTATAAAAATTCTTTGTTCTGTATCGTATGAAGCTGTAATCATATTTCCTTTTGCATTTTGAAATCCGATGTTGGCTTTAAATAGTGGTTTATTAAACAATAGTGTATTGCCAACTTCCAAGCCGGCTAACATTCTGAATTTTACTTCTTTTGGCTGTACTTCAATTTCTTTTGGCTTAATAACATACGATGGTGTAATTTCTTGCACTTCGCCCTGGACAATTCCGTTGATGTTTATGATTAAATTGTCATCTTCAAATTTTGTGTCGAATTTATTTAATTGGATGGCTTTTTTGAAGAGCAATTCCTTTTTTAAATCATCAATTTCACGCTGATATGATTTTAGTAAACTATCGTTTTTAATAATCATTGGCGGTGGAATGGCAGTATTTTTTGACTTGTCATTTTTGGACAAATTTTGTCCTAAATCTTTTTTAACTATTGGAGTGTGAATTGGCTTTATCGGCTCAAATTTTGCTTCAATTTTAGGCGTTGTAATAATTTGCGGTTTGGTAGTTGGTGCGTTGCTACAGTCTTTTAAAAACAGAAATACCAATAATGCAACGATGATTAAGTATGGAAAGGATTTTTTAAGCATAATTTCACTTATAAGTTAATTATTCAGTTTTTTTGTTTTGCATTATTTTAAGCTTCGTTTTTAGAAATAACTCCTTCTTTGCCAAGCGCAATAACTCTTACACTATCTGGCTGTGAGAATTTCCATTTTGGACGACGAATGCCTAAACACCTCGTTTTTAAAATTCTGGTAACACAAACTTTATCACCTTGGTTACCTCCTAAAACGTGGTAGCAATCGGCATCTTCACCAACGTAAAAACCAACGTGTCCGCCTGATCCTCGTGAAAACACCAATATATCTCCTAACATAGCCGTTGGTTGTTTTGTGCCAAATTTTAGCCAATTTCTTGCCCACAACGGATTTACAACTACTTCTTTATTGGCTCGTTTACAAACAATGGCAACATACAATCCGCACCAGGGGATTTCATCATTGGTATAAACTTTTCCCAATCCCAATTCATCTGCCCACTGCATAATTTTAGGATTGTGTTCTTTTCCCAATATTTCCTGAATACCAATATATTTTATGGCTTCTTGTATTAATTTTGGAGCGGATGTTTTTAGATAGTTATAACTCATCATCTTCGTTTTTTGGTGATTTATTTTTTTAACAATGAAAATATCCACGAGATAAGAGCAACGCCAACAACTGCCAACAACCAATTTATTAATTTTACATAAACTGTATTTTTAGTTTTTTCTTCTTGTAACGTTAAAACCCGAGCTTCTAAAATTTCCATTTTTGCCGTTAAAACATTAATACGTCCTGTTAAACCTTTGTCACCACTTAAAGGATTTCCCAATAATGCAGACTTAATTTCAGCAACGTCGTCTTGTATTTTTGCTACGCTCACTTCCATAATTTTAAAGCGTTCTAGTTCTTGTGCTGTCATAATTTTTCATTTTTACGTGGGGATTTATTGTTATTACTTATTTCTATTAAAATACATTTCTATAATACTTTTGTACTTCTCTAATATTTCAGCTCCGATAAAAACCATCGTTAAGGCAACCCACGCATCACCGTCAATACTTCCCGAAACAACCAAAACACAACCAACTATCCAAGCCAAAAATCTACGGCTTGTGATTTTTCTCTGCCATACATCTAAAAAACCATCTGAGTCAATATCGTTTTTAATTGTTTTGACCTTAATATCAGTTATGTTTTCCGCTTTTATTGTTGCTGTTTGTTTCATATTACATTTTATTTATCTATGCTTTTAAATGCGTGATTATTGTCTAATTTGTTCAATAGCCAAACAAGTCTTTTTCCTGTTTTTGTGAGCGTGTTATTTCTTTCATTTTTACCCAATGCGCTTGAAATTGTTTCTCCAATAACACCAAAATGGTAACCGTTTTCGGTTCTTAAATATTTATTCCAAAGGGTTCTAAATTCTCGGTTTGCAAATTTGTCTAAACTTATTGCCGAACTTTTAAAATATCCTTTTTTGTTTTCTACTAAAAAATAATTCCAAACGGTTAAGGGCAAAAAAAGCAGGTAGGCAATTATGAATAGTATGCCGCCCATTAACTTGTATAATTTATAGCGATGTAATCTGTAATAATTAAAAGCAATCTATTGTACAAACTTTCACCAACTACCGAAAAACCAATTTCTTCCAATAACTGTTTTGCACTTATCCATTGCCCTGCCAATACTTCATTTCTTACTGGTATTAATATGCGCTCAATGCCTTTTTGTTCTTCTTCTGTAATAATGCCGTTTAACTTTGCCAATCTAAATTCTGCGCTTAATGAAGCGTAAATAGTAACGCCATCATTGGCACGTTTGATGTACATGTTTTTTTCGGCTTCCAATGCTTTTGCAATAATTTCTGCTTGAATATTGATAACTTCGTAAGTGAATGTATTTTCATTTTGATATAATTCACCTAATTTTTCACCATCAATTATAACAGGCGTAACCAATTCTAAAAAACCTTCTGCTTCAATTATTTCCGCACTTTCATTTGGAAAGTTTGGGTAATTTTTATAAGGATGCGGTAATTCATTGTAAATCCTTATGCCATCTATTTCTCTTTTTGCGTATTTCATAATTATTATTTTAAGAAGTCGTTGATACTCCATAAGAACCCGCATCAATTGTTTTTGTTCCTACAACTTTAGTAGTGTTTAAGCGTTGCCCTACTGATGATGAATAAACGTTAATTGCTGTTATATTACAAGTTGTTGCAGAATCCCAACCAAATCCAACGCTTGAATTTACCGCCATTTCTAATTTACCTAATAAGGTTGTGCTTATTATTACCCCCGTACAACCAGTCCAAAAAATTATACCATTGGCATTAACATTGAAAGAATCAAAAAAACAAGCACGTATATCAATATTTGCAGTTTCATTTTGAAGTAAAGCCCAATAAGTAGATGCAGAAGTACTCCAAACGGAACAACCAACTAACATCATTTGTGCTTTTACAGTATTTACAAATCTCGAATTAAAATTACCATTTACATAAAGTTGAACACCACCTAAAAACACATCACTATAATTTAATGCGATTGATGATGAAGTATATCTTAAAAACTGTACAGTAGTTTTACTTCCTTTTGAAAATATATGCCCATTTATTAAAGTTGTTGGCGTTATAATTTCATAAGTATTTGCATTTGAAGAAACACCGAATGTAATGTTATAATCAGAATTATAGAAATCTTTTCTATATCCGTATGTTTCATATGGACAAGTTAATTCGGTTGCTGTATTACTAATAATTGGCAAAACACACCCAATGTTTATACCGCTTGTGATATGTAAAAATTTATATTTATGTTCATTTGTTGTCCAGCTTTTTGTTGAATCTGACGGTTTAAATCTGCCTAAAGTTGTATCTCTAGCTATGGAAGTAAAAGAACCCGTAATTGATGTGTATTCCCCTGATATTTTAATTTTAAAATCACCCACTGCATTTTTTCCGTTTACATAAACTTCTTCATTATAAGTACCAGCTTGAATAACTACATAAACATCACCGTAATATTGTGGCGGTATTTGCTCAATGGCATAAGCTATTGTTCTAAAAGCGTTTACACCTGTACCATCGCCATAATTAACATTGTCAGTTCCTGTTGGGCTAACCCATATTTTCATTTCACCAAATGAACGAACAGAGTTCCATCCAGCACCATTGTATTGCATTAATATATGGCGGTTTGCTTTATCAACTCTGTAAAATAAACCTGTATCTAAACCTGTTGTTGGTAAAGTAGAACCCGAAACAACACCACTATCTAATTTCCATATAAGGTCGTAATCCGCAAGCGTACCAAATGTTGTGCCTAAATATTGGTAAACTGCTTTACCGCTTGTTATTGTAGGGTCGGCACTTGCATCATCAACTTTGTAAAACGCATTTAATATTTGGTCGCCTTGTGCTGCCAACATTGCAGCAATAGTTGCATAAGTTGCTGAAACGGCTGGTGCAGTTGCTTCACCACCTAATATTAACCCATCTACTTTATTGGCTACTTTTTGAACGGTGTTATCGGTTAGTGCTAAGTTGCCTGCGAATGCGGAAGCATCAACGGAAACTGCTGCGGCTGTTGTTGCGCCGCCTCCAGCAGCATTAATAACAGGATTGTCAGGGTCGGTTTCATCAATAGTTATATTTGTGCCTGCAATTAATTTGTTTTGCTTACCTAAAACAGCTGCGCCGTTGGTGGTAATCCAATTGTATGCGCTAATGCAATTATTTATAAATGTTTGGGTAATTTGTTCTAAAACATTATAGTTAGAATGTGTATGCGTTGATGGCACTAAAACAGCTGATGTTCCTTGTTGTATTCTAACATCATCAATAAAAATAGTTGTGCCATTTTTATTATTACCAACATACATATAATCGTACTCTTCATTTCCCCAAGCACCACCAACTCTAAAGGCTGTACCAGGAATTATAATAGTTTGCCATTGGTTTATAAGAAATGCATCGAAATTAAACGTGCCGTGAGCAACGTATATTTCACCAACACGCATTGTACCATTAACCCAAAGCTGTAAACGCAAACTATTGTTTGTTGAATCCTTACACCATACTTTAAGAAATACATTTGATAAATTAGATCCTAAATATTTTACGGTAGAGTTTAAATCAAAATGATTTCTATTAACTATTTTTACCGATTTTGTGCCTAAAAAGGCCTGTTCAATGCTATCTAGTGTAACAAAAGTTGGGTTTGGTGTTGATGTGTTTTTTTCTCCACCTACCTCTTGTAAGTTTTCACCATACCATAAAATATTTGAAACACCCAATGGCGCCGTTGCTAAATTTTCAATAACTGCAATCAATAGCTTTATTTGATGACCCCATTCCAATGATGGTTCTAATCCGGCAACACCTTCTAAAATAAATAATTGCCCATCTAAATCTGAATCCCCATAAAATACATCTAATCTTGTAGTTCCTGATGCATTAGGATTTGATGTCAATGGAAAACCGTTAGAATAATACAAAACGTTATTAAACCTATAAACAAGGTTATTTGTTTTATATGAAAGGCCACCTGTGTATTCTATAGTTCCACTAACAATACCATTGATACCGTAGTTGTATTGTGATAGAACAGAAGATTCAACAATTTGCTGGACGGTTATATATTGACTTTCACCATTAATAAATACCCGTATTTTAGAATCAGCATTTAAAGCAGCTTGAAAAGTAAATTGATCGGTTTTTTTAGCTTTTCCAATGAAATTATTTACTGTAGCCGTTAAATCAGCAAGTTTTTGCTTTACAACTGATAATTCACTCATAATGAAACTGTTTTATTTACACAAATGTAATAAATTAATCCTTATTTAGAATCATTCTAAATAAGAAAATCACTATTATTGAATAGTTCTTTTTTGTAACTTTGTGATATGGGTTTTATATTTTGGTTATTTGTAGTGATCGTTGGTGGTTTTTGGCTTATTGGCAAACTGCTCGGAAGCTTTTTATTTCCAAATAAAAAGGAGGATAAATATACTTTTGTGGACAATTCAGTTCATTATCACGAGCACAAAAGCATCAATATTATTGATGACACTACCAAAAAGAAAATTTTTGAATTAAAAGAAAGTATTGAGAAATGAATGAAGAAACTAAAATATTAGCTGAAGAAGCTGAAGAAGCTTTGAAAACAAATAATTTTGAAAAACTTTTTGCTCTTTCTGATAAATTGAAAAAATGTGATATTTGTAATGAAATATTTATTGATTCAGAAAATAATAATCATAAATGTATAAAAAGCCACTAATTAAAGTGGCTTTTTTTTAATATGCTACATAATCATTGCCTGATGAAAGTACTCCAGGTATTTCCGCTTCTGTACCATCAATAGGAATGCTTCCGCTTACTTTGGAAGTGTATGCTGCTCCTGTTTTAATCATATTGGCTGTTAATACATAAGTATCAGTATCTCCCAACGGACCTTCAGTATTAAAATTTCCGTTTTTAACTCTAGGAACACCAGCCATAATCACATTTTCGTGTGATAAAGCAATCATTGTTTTTCTCCACATTTCTTTTGATTGAGGCTCGAAAATGAACTCATCCCCTTCGCGCAACGATGCGCTCAACAAAATAGAGTTTGTATCGGTATCATGGACTTCGCTTTCATCTTCCGATTTTCCTTTCTTTGAAATATAAGGAACTCTAATTTTATGCTGAATGCCGGTGCTGTAATTTATGTCGGTATTGTCACCATTAAAATAAACAATTTCAATGGTGTTTACTTGTTCTGTTTTTATATCCAGAATTTCACTTATAAAAGTAACTGTCTCAAATTTAGGATCTGTTTCTGTTATTTTTACTTGAATTTTCTTGTCTAAATAAACAGACATATCAATATAAAACTCATAATCTTCATAATTGAAAAGGTTGTAAATGCTTCCGGCAATCACATTTATTTCAACTCCTGTATAAACATTTGATATCACAATTACCTCAGCCAATTTGGTTTCATCAAATAAAATGTCTTCAATTAAATACCAAACATTGTCAATCACTACATAATTTCCATCGCTCACCCACTCAGGCAAAGCGCCGTTTAACGCATAAACATCTTCAATTTCATTGGTATCATAATTGTATTTGTTGCCAGAATTAAAATAAATGCCGGTTAATCCGTTTCCTAAATTGTATTTAATGGCATCGCGCTTGTCTTTTAATCCGATAAAAGCGGTTTTCTTCACTACCGGAATAATATCTTCAGATAAATCACATTTTACAACTTTCACTTCAATATTTTGAAAGTTAGATTTAATTTGGGTTGGTATATTCGTGTCGCAACTTTGAAACTTTTGAAATTCAATATCAACTAAAGGAACATCAACTTCATAGCTTAAGGTGTTCTCATCGTTTTTGTAGTTTCCGCAAATTCCCCAGGTAACCAATTTTTTAAAGCGTATGCTGTTAGATTTTGAAGGCAAATCGGCATAAGGAATGTCAATGCCAATTCCTGTTCCAACTTCTTCAAAAGAAGTGATCGTAAATTGTTTGGAAATACTGCATCCAAATTGGTCCTTAATGTAAACGGTAAAATTACCGGGAGCCAAACCACTGTAAATATTTGAACTTTGAAAAGTAACATTGTCCAAGGAGTATTCCAACGTTAGTCCGGTAGTTTGTAAAACAGTGATGTTAACCGTTGCGCCACTTGGTGAGTTAATCACATTTATTGAAGTGTTTGCAGCTGATAGTTTATTTGGCAATGATACAATTTTTGAAGCTGTATTTCCGTCACCATCTGCAATATTGATAGTGGTTTCCACACCTCTTAAAAAATCGTACGTAAAAGGATTCAAAGTATTTACAGCACCGTTTACTATGGTGGCCAGCCTGTTTGTGGTAACGTTTAATTTAACTTTATTGCATTGATCTGTTGTGGCCTGGCTAAAAGTTACGGAATCAATAGTGAGCGGTGGCGTTTCAATCGCGTTAAAAATTTCTGTTGTGTATGCGCCATTTCCGGTATTGGTTAGAACATCAAAAACAACATTCGATTGCTTAGCCTCAATAGTTACTGTGTTATTTAAATAATAAACAAAATATAAATTTGTGGTATTATGGTCTAACATTACCGCATTGTAGTAATTACGAGCCAAAGTGTTCATAACGCTACTTATGGCGGTTATGTAATTTTGATCTCTTGTAGGTCTAAAAACCTCATATATCCAAAGCGGTGCAAGGCTGTTTCTGATAGTTAATGTATTGTCATAAACAGGTGTTGAAATAAACGTGATTACTATTTTACTCTTTGCCATAATGCTACTTATTAAATTTTAATATTTCCCAATTTCCTTTGTTATTTGGTTTTAGATTATCCAGATAACCTTTTTCTATTTCACCTTTTTCATTTTTAAAAGCCACCAACCCATAAACATTTGGAATTGTTTTTCCTAAAATTACGGAACTGCCGGCTAGTATTTGTGTCATCTCAAAATCAACCGGATACTCAAATTTAATGAGTGTTGGCACAAACCTTGCTTTTTCCAATTTACTGATTTCAATGTTCCCGTTTTCGGCATATTCCGGCTTTCCTATTAATTTGGTTTTTAAATTGCTGTTTCCGGTTGAACTTCCGTAGCGGATGGATTCACTTAAATTTTTGGTCAATCCGCTTGTGATATTACTTCCGTGCCTTAACAACATATTGAAAGGCGATAATCTTAAATTTGTGGCCGATTCCGGATCATAAGTTCCTGTTGGCTGCTGATCAAAATCATCTTGCCAAACTCTTTCTTCAAAAATATCTGTAAGCCCACGTTTTAAATCATTCAGGAAAATATCTTTGTCGTAATTGGTGTCCTCGGTAGGAAAATCTTTCTTTGGTTTTCTTCTGGCAATTTCCTGCCCTATTAAATCGGCACGGTATTTTGAAACAATTTGTAAAGTGCCTTTTAACCGGTTTATTGGCGTGGTGAAGGTTGATTTTGCGTTGTACTCCCACAAACCGTTAATTTCTTCATACTCACCGCCTTTTTCATAGCCAGCTTCCAAACCAGAGTGATAATGATCAATTACTTTGCTTCTTTTAACATTATTTACCTGGATATACTCAAATTTTCCGTTGATGACTTTTCCCAGTTTTATGGTGGGATTGCGGTTATAGAAAAAATTTCTTTCTTCAATCCTTATACGCTCCTTAAAGCCAATTTTCTCAATGCCAATCCTAAGGTTATGTATAGCTAAAAAGCTGACTAAAAAGTCTTTTAATGAAGTGGTGAACTTTTTATACAACTCATCGCCTTGCTGAAAATCACGAATCCAATGGCCGTGTGACATTCCAATTAAAGAAGCCACGCCATCTTCTGCATAACCTAAATCGGTTCTTCCCAATGCTTCTGAATATAATATATCTGTTCTGCCTGTAATAATTTGAAGCACGCGTTTACAAACTTCAAAAGGCAGTAACATATTACAAATTGACTTCTCATAAAAACTGTCCTCTTCAATGTTGATACTGGCCAAGGTTTCTTCAAAATCTACATATAAATAATCATTCGGATTAAAAATTGCACCGCTGAAATTTCCGGAACCAAACCAATACAACCCTAAACTTTCGCCAGCCAATAAAGTAATGTTTGCCGTATAATCCACATTTACAATATGGTTGTTCATATTGTAAGGATTTGGCACAACATAAAGCGGTGTTCGGCTCAATAAATTAAAATCTTCACCGCCACCATATCGCACCAAATCAACACGCATGATAATATTGCTTGCTGAAATACTTCTCGGTTTAATTTTGCAGGTAACTTTGATATTAATCTTTAAATTCTTTTCCCGGTTGTTATTTGCATAAAACATTCCTGCTACTTGTCCTGTTGTGATATTGTTCCCGGATCCTGTTGTAAATTGAAATACATTTCTTTGTTGATTATGAATATATTCATCCGATTCGTAATTTATTGTTACAGGAATGGCCAATTGCCCTTCATTATAACCATCACTTGCCTGTCCTCTGAAACCATCGCTTATTTTGTCAACTTCCAATACTTCGAGCAAACTTTTAAGGAATAATTTACGTCCATTTTTAGCAACTTTTTTAAGTAAAAGTGGTTCAATTGCCACACCGTCAAGCGTATCCAATCGCTCTAACTCCAACTGTTCACTTTCCCTGGACTTAATTAATTTTTCCAAGCCGCTTGCATTGAATTTTACGCTCACATAACCATCTTCTTCCTCTAAGGTTGAAAGGTCAAGAAAACCGTCATAAGAACGTTCCCATTTGTCGGTTTTGGGATGCCTTACATCTTTGGTTAAACGGATGTCGCCATTAATATCTTCCAGTTCATCAACCAATAAAATATAATCTTTTCCTTCGCCAATAAATTTCAAACTGTTGCTGAAATTGGTAAACATTCCATCATAGCCTTTTATTTTGGCAAATTCTTTATCATCATCTTTCCATCCAATAGGCTCAGTAATTTCCAAAGGCTTAAAATTTTTATTTTTAAGCGTGTATCGCACACGGTTTCTTAAAGTTGGATTTACATTTCCCATTAGTTCCAATTGATATTTTTAGACTTCCAAATAGAATGCGGAATGTCTATTTTGTTTTTAAGAATAATAGTTTTTTGGTTTTGAATTACCTTCCTGGTTTGCTTTAATTCATCCAACATTTCTTTTCCATAAGCATCATCAAATGATTGTTTTGCCTGAAAATCACTTGTTTTTCTGCCTTCCATAGCAATTGAAGACATCATTGCTGCACGTTGCAGTTTGTAATAATCTTCAACTGAACTATGCACTTTATCACCTTCATTTAAAAAGGTAAGTGTTGGTGTGCTTGGAGTTAAACGTGGATTGTTTCCAAACTTATCTGTAATAACTTCACTTACGCCACCATCACCTGTAATTGCAATTTCTTCCGGACCGCCTTTTCTACCCATTTTATATTTTGGGATTGGGGTTGCTAGTACTGTTGCGGCTTGTAGTGCCCCAAAACCTATGATATAAGGTAATAGTGCTAGCCCTAAAACTGGCCCTAAACCATAAGGAGGCGGACCCAATGCAGTGATAGATGCCAAAGCTGTTTGAGCAGCAATAGTAGCTAAATTCATAATTTTATTAAATACCGCCTGTTTTTGTTGTTCTTTTCGTTTTTTGGCCTCTAATTTTTCGCGTTCTTTTTCAGCTTGATTGGTAATTAAATCTTTTTGGATTTGGTCATCACCTGCCAATTCTAATTGGCGATTATAATAATCTTCACTTTTTTGTATGTCCTCATCTATCTTCTGAACTCTAGCATCAAAAATGGCGTTTGTAAATTCAACCAAAGCGTCTTTTAACTGAAAAGCCATCTCTTTAACCCTATCCTTAAAGTCTTGCTCAAGTTGCTCCTTTGTGTAAATATTATTAGCGTAATTTTCAGTTTCCAGATCTGAAACCTCTTTTTTGAAACGGAATAAATCAGCGGTGTATTTTGCTATTTTCTCAGCTGATATTCTTTCATTTTCTGGAAGTTTAGATTGTTCTGCTAATAATTCCTCAATCTTTGATATTTGAAAATTCAATCCGTCAATTGCATATTTCTTTTGAATGGCTAAAACTCTTTTCTCGTGATCTTCTCTCGCTTTTTCAATTAAATCAAAATTTCCTTTGGCAGCATCCAGCTCATTTGAATAGGTGCCATTTTCAGAAACAAGATCCTTATTTAAATTGTTTTCTTTTGACTGCAATTCTGCATCAATACGTTTTTGAATGGCTGCAAGTTCACTGTCAATTATTGCCTGGCGTTTCTTTTCTTCTGTTGTGGCAATTTCTGTAAGCGCCACCTGATATTTTTCATACAGCAATTGTTGCTCAGCTGTCAAAGTTTTTTTAAGTTCACCTGTTTTAATAAATTCACTTATTTCAATATCTGAAAGCTGGCGCACAAATTTTCCGGAATCTTCATCATATTTACCTAATTGCTTTAACTCATTTTCCAATCCTTCCTTACTTTTTTGAAGCATCTTTTGATTGGCCACTTCCAATGCATCCAGTTTTTCATCTAAAGAAGATTTTTCGTTTTCAATAATTTTATTATTCAAATCAATATCTCTTTGAAGTCGGAATTGTGCTAATTTAAACGCATCATCATCGGCTTTTTTCTCAGCATCATACAATTCTTTTCGTAATTTCTTTTGAGCTTCTAGGAATGCTTTTTTCTTTTTTTCTGCTAATTCTCGTTGCAATTCAGCATCCTTTAAATTATTTTGCCTATCTAATTCAGTGGATAATTCTCTATACTTTTTATTTTCAGCTAAAAGTGCATTGTTTGAAAGTGTTATATTGTTTAATTGATTTTGGCTAGAAACTTTTAAATCATTTAATTTATCAGTTGCTTTTGATTTACCTACACTAATACCTACACTTCCTCCAGTATCATTTTCTAATTTTTCAAATGCTGCAATTTCATTTTCCAATATTTTTATTTTCTTTTCAGAATTGGTTTTAGTATTATCCAATAAATCATTATTGGCTTTTATACTCATCTGATTTGTTTCAATGAAATTCGCCAACAACTTTTTCTTAGATGCAATTTCTTCTGCATCTAGTTTTTTAGATTCTCCTTGTTTTTTTCTTTTAAGTTCATATTCTTCTTCAATTTGTTTTATATTTTTATTGTAGAATTCTTCATTATTTTTTGCGGTTCCTTCTAAAGTTTTTTTCGTTTTTTCAATATTTGCGTTTACTCTGTTTTGGATTTTTTCATTATCAGACAACGTATTATTAAAAACTTTATAAGCCACAGCTGCTGCTGCTATTAAAGCTATAACAATCCCCCAAGGAGTTGCTGCCATTGCTACGTTTAACCCGGTTTGAGCAACTGTTGCGGCTCTTACTGCTGCCGCCTGTGCCAATACCGATGTTCTTCCTATTCCGGTGGCCAATGCGAAACTTAATTCAGCAGCGGCTGCTGCTGTTTTTATGGCAGTAAATGAAGCTATAGAGAAATTTACCAATTTCATAATGCCAAAATATGCCAACAAAACAGTACCATATTTTATGAAATTATCGATAATGCTTTCTAAATTGTCCGCAACATATCTTAATGTATTCGCAATTTTTTGAGTTCCTCCATTTGCCTGATCGGTAGATAAAATATACTCATTCCATTTGTCTTTTACATCACCAATAATGGAAGAAATGCTTTGTGAAGCTGCTTCAACCTCTTTATTTAACGCCAAATTTTCCTGGTATTCCAAGGTCGCCTGTGATACTGAATCTGCTAATAGATCATAATTTTGACTTAATGCTCCAATAACAGTTACAGCTCTTTTTTCGGTAATTCCCAATCCATCAAATACATTACCAAGGTTTTCACCTTCTTCTTTAGCTTTAGATAAACCACCTACAAACTTCACAAATACACCGGTTGCATCTTTATTAAATTGATCAGATAATTTCTTTTCTGTTAATCCGGTAAGCCTTAATACTTCTTCAAGATTTTTGCCACTTGAAACTGCTTTATCAATAACTCTAAATGTGGTCATTATAGCACTTCTTGAAGATTCCGCCTCAGATCCTAAAGCCGATGTTGCAGCTCCAAGTCCTAAAACACTTTCTGCAGATGCTGCATAAATAGAAATACCTTTTTGAATTTCTGTTGCGTTGCTTAATACTTGAGCCTCGGTAGTCGCAAAATTATTCCCTAATTGCGTTATTACAGATGCTAAACGGTCTGCGTTTTCAAAACTATCCCTTGAAACCTCTATAAACTTCGCAAAATCTTGAACTTGTTCATCTGAAATAATATCGGATGTGAGTTTTAATTTCTCGATTGCTGTGGAGAATTTTAAAATATTATCGGTTCCTTTTACGCCCAATTGACCTGCTATTTCAGATGATTTTAAAAGGCCTTCAATAGAAATACCGTTTAATTTACCACCCAATGCCACAACCTCTGCTCCAAAATCTTTTAAATCCTGACCTGTGATGTTGGTTGTTTTTCCAACAGCAATTAACTGACGGTCAAAATCTTTGATGGTTGAGAAAATATCCTTTACAATTTGCCCAAATAAAGCAACCCCGGTTAACAAGCCAAAAGTAGAAATAAGGCTTCTGGCCGTTTCATTTAAACCTTTAAAGGCGCTGGAGTAATTACCTATGTTTTTAGAATAATTCTTAGTTGCTGCATCAACGGCTTTTACCCTGGCATCTAACTTATCATATTCTAATTGTGCGGATTTTACCTGAGTAATATTTACTTTTTCGGCACTAAGTAAATTTGCAAGTGTTTTTTGCGCTTCTAATCTTTTTGAGTTTAATTTTTCATAAGAACTCACCAAACCCAAACGCTCACGAGCCTCTAATTTTAATACTTTTGCGGTCTGTTGTAATTCAACACGTTCTTTTATTAATGCTCTGCTGGTTCCTTCTGAAATTAATTGTTTTTTCTTAATGGCACTAATTAACTGGTTTTCTAACTGAATTTGCTCACGCCAAACAACACCTTGAGTTTTGCTTATTTCGATTTCTTTTGTTTTGGCTTTTATGTATTCAGAATTATTGGATGAATTTTTTATTTGTTTTGCAGCGTCATTAATTTCAATAATACCTTTGGCAAATTCTTTATTTTTATCAATTGCCAATTGCACTTGTTTTTGATATTCCGCACCCCAATTAAGAGCTTCGTCTTCAATAACCTGTTTACGAGTAATTACACCGTCTCCTGAAGCCATATTATATATATTTATTTGTTATATTATTAGTGTTCTCAAAAGACACACGAGAGTTATAAGCCTCAACTTCTGAATCAAATCTTCCAAGGGTTTTACTTTGTTTTTTAAACATAATAGTAGCTTTCCATTTTCCTGTCTGCTTACAAAAACTAACCCCAACAAATTCACTTGATTTATTCTTAGTGTTATTACCGTGACAACAATTTTCTCTTTCATTTACCCATTCCAAATTTTCTATACAATTATCTGTTCTAATCCCATTTATATGATTTACTTCTGGTTTGTTTTCCGGATTTGGAATAAATAACAATGCAATTAATCTGTGGATCCTAAAATGCTCTGATTTTTGATTGTTGACTATTTTTATACAGTAATAACCAGCTGATATTATATATTGATTAAGAATTCTTTCTTTACGGTTAAAATCCCCTACTTTTTCTCGTTTAATAATTCTTGCCAAACTTTTTACATTCCCAAGATTTGAAATTTTATAAATACCTTCATACCCTGGTAAATCTTTCCATATTTCTATTTTATTATTTGCCATTGCTCCTAGTATTTTGTTTCTTAATTGAATTTATTTTTGCATCCACCTGTTTTTGAAAAGCGTAATATTTTAAATAGGAAACTGTATTATAGTCACCAATATCAAATCCAAGTATTGAAGAATAACTAGCCATTACGTCATCAATATTGTATTCATTTTTTTCACCTTCTTTTTTTGGTTCAGGTAACATATTTTGATACAATTCAGCTTTTACGATATAGGCATTGGCTTCATTTTCAATTTTAGCCAAATCAGTATAATATTGTTCGGTATTGTCCAATGACAGATTGTAGCCTTTCTCAGTAAGAATATCATATATTTCCTGATTAAAATCATATTTTAAAGCTTCACAACTCATTAAAACAACTTTGTTTAAAGCCAGCAATTCATCAATATTCTTAGAGAGTTTGAAGATTTTTTTTGATTCCGTTGTTTGGTTTTTAGATAAATGTTCATCGTACAATTCATTCCAAATAATTGCATACTTCACCAAATTTTCAGGTGAGCAATCGCCTTCCTTTTTAATCTCGCTGTTTAATAGCCAAAATGAAGCGTGCTCTTCTATTTTAAGGAAGAGTTTGTAAGGGATTGTATCTAATGAATTGTAAATCATATTCCAATTATATTTCTGCTGTTTTCAATAAAAAAAGGCAATAACCTATTCGCTATTACCTCTTTTAAATCTTTATCGGGCAATCCAAAGAGTTTGTCAGACAACCAATGTTTGCTGCTTAATATGTCGTTGGTTTTTGGATCAGTTGAACCAAACCTTAACACTCCTGAGACTTCCTGCATGTAGAAACCTTTAAACCAGTCCCCGGTATCTATTCCGGTAAAAGGCGTTCCCCATTTCTTTTTTCCATCAGATAATTCTTCAGTAGCTTTAGAATAAAAACCGATTGGTTTTCCAAAAATATCTTCGCTATCTTCTGAAATTCTTTTTTTCTCAAGATCTATTAACTCTTTTTCAATACTTCTAATAAACTTATAAAGGTCTTTTTTAAGCCTTTCCGGCTGTATTTTCTTTGCCCTTTGAAGTTGTTGTTGAAGTGTTGCCATCTGTAGCTATTTTATAAGCTTTATTCAGTTCCTTAGCTCTTACGGTTGGGTGCATATTTTTAAAGATATGAGTTGAGCCAAACTCTTCTTTAAATTCCGCAAAGGACTTGTTATAGCCCTCTGCGAAAGTTATGCCTTGATAGGACTTTTTCATTACGATACTGTTATTGAAAGTGGTGTAGGACCTTCATACATAATAGTAGTTTGAACTACAATTCCTTTAACACTTACTGTAAATCCGGTTGCAAAAGCTGCTCCGGTTAATTCATAAGTATTGTCAACGCCAGGAGCCACAAATGAAGTTGCCACAACAGCACCTGTAAGATCTTTTACTTCAACATCAGCTTCCAATAAAGAAGTTACAAATGAGTTACCGGCTTTAGCGGTGAATTTAATGGAAGTTGCAGAAGCAGAAACTTGTTGCAATCCAACATCAAAAATTCCTTCTAAATGGCCTTCTTCTAAATCGCTTTTAACGATTACAGCACTTAAAACATCATCTTTGTCGGCAAAAGTAATTGAGCCTTTTACATAAGGAACTTTGTCATTTGTTGCACGAATTCGTGTAACCGACATCGCTGTAATTTTTCTACCTTTCACTTTTACGCCGTCAACAGCATAAATACCTGAGTAATCAGCCTCTTCATTGAATTCGAATAGTTCACCGTAGTTACCTAATTCTTCATAAGATTTCATTGCAGCATAGGCAGCAACACTTAAATAGCACTCAAAGTTGATTATTTCAACTCCTTTGGCAGTAACTTTTGAGAAGTTTCCGCTTTCAAACTTGGTATCTTCTGTTGAAGCATCTGCAAGTTCATATACCGGGAATAACGGCACAAGACTTTTTGCTGCAATTGCAGCTCGCCAGGATGCTACTGTTTTAAAATCAGCAACCGACGCGAACTCGAACCCATTTGATAAAACAGGTATTTGCAACTTGGATTCAATACAGTTATCTCTGTAACCTGTATTCTTTTGTGGATTCGCTTCTCCACCGCAAATTTCTATATATGTTTTTGACATGATATATTTTTGTTTTTAATTTGTTAAACAACTAATGTTATAAGAGATTTCTCCACTTATTGAAAAAACATGATACGGATGCGTATCATATAATTTTAAATTTTCTGAATAAAAATCTCCTAGTGATTCTTTTACTCCTTTTTCCATTTTTTCAAATGAAAACCACGATTTTTTTCTGATCAGCTCAATAGCTTTTATTTGCGCTTCCATATCGGCTCTGTGAGTACTTTCTGTAAATATTTTATTAAGATTCAGCATAAATACCACTGTAATGGTATTTTTGAATTTTATACCTTCTTTTGAAGTGTGTTTACTGTCTTCAATAAAAAATATAGATCCGCTTTTTGAATCATTAATCAAAACATCTTCATACTCATTTTTACCTTTATATATTTCAGGAACAATCTTATTGTCTTTTGAAACATTTTTAAAAACACGACCATAAACTTCCATATCCCCCCAATTTAAATTTTCAAACAGATACGTTTGTAATTTTTGAATTACGGTGTCAATTCCTTTTGGGTTTATAAGTTTATGATTCATAATTTTACCATTGAGGCGTTCCGTCAATCATTATTTTATCAGGAAAAAGTATTTTTTGAGCTTTTTGAATTGCTGAACTTCTTTCATAAACAATTCCTTTAGCAATAAAATGACCGTTGTCATTTTTGGCCCCGTACAATTCAATTTTTAAAGTTTGAAATGATAGTGCTGCATTGCGTTCGGTTAAATTTTTTCTGGAAGAAGAAATAAACAATTCTAAAATCTTAATGGCTATTGTATAACCAATGGCATCATCGAATATTTTTGCTTTCCCGGTAATAATACTTGAATAATCTATGGCTTCATCATATAAATGATGACTATCTAAAATAGCCGTTAAAACCTCTGTTACAGATTGCTCTCTAACAGAGGCTAGGAATTTATTGAAATCTACCATCTCCACATCTACAACAGAAACTGCTGCATAAATATTTTCAACAGATGCCAGCTGGTGAAATGCATTTACTTTTCGTCCGGACGTTGCAGTTTTATTATTGGTATCAATAATAATTACGCTATCAGGATCCAAAGGCATTTCCCAGCCTATTCTGCTCACTAGAGATGATATGGTTTCTTCAGAATACATCTTTTATACTGCTGCTATAATGTTAGCTTCAAATACTAAGATTTGTTCCTCAGACAATGCGTTAATAGCAGCTAATAACTTAGCATCAGTTGAAGCAACTGTTAACTTGGTAGTTGGTTTCGCTAATTTAAGCGCATCAGCTACAGAAGCTTTAGTATAAGATACTCCTTCATAATCAAAATTAGCATCACCTTCTGTTTGTGCATCAATAGCAGCTTCCTCTGTATCTAACAAATAAATACTATTAACATTGCCAATAACCGGCAATACCAAAGCCTGAGATGAAGTGAATTCTGCAAAAGGTTCTGGCGAATGCCATTTCTTCAACAAAATAAAGCCATCGGCTTTTTCGTACATAACGGCTTTATTTTGACGCGTTTCTTCTGCCAAAATACCGTAAACCAATTTACCAACTTTAGTGCTTTGCAAGAAAACAACTACGTTAGCAGCCCAAGGCGTTTGAACAGTTCTTACACCATCACGCTCAGTTGTGACAGTTCTGTCAACAATAATAATTGCCAATTTGTAACGTTTTTGCATCATTGCATTTACCTGATCTAAATCTGGCACAGGAATTTGAGTTCCTACAAAGTTTTGACTGAATGCATATTGCTCACGAGTTTGTTGGTTTGCTGCTAAATTATCAAACGCATCTTGGTCCATCATTAAAATTGAGGTCAAGTCTCCGTTTGATTTAGCTGCCTTTATGATACGTTTAATATCATCTATTGGTTTAGAATTTGGATCAGACCAAGGTAAAACAGCTCCAAATTTATTTGCTGCCGGATAACCATAATTCACTCTGATTCCAGAACCTACATTGGTATCGTCATCTACAAGTGTAATACCTGTTGACAATCCTTGTAAGAACATAAACTCTAATTTTTCATAAATACCTAAAATTACTTTTGGAGTATCTGCGAAAATTTTACCAATCAAAGTCTTAGTCTCAACGTTTCTTGCCTGAAGCACGTCGATATCTGACATTGTTTTTTCATTTAAAGATAATTTCATTCCCAACTTTGGAATATCTCCGGAAGCTGTTCCGAATGAATCTCTTTTTTTCAATGGTAAAGCAGAATCCATTGATACAACATCAGCTGAAACAACTGATCCGTCAACGTTTAATGTTTGCCATTTAAGGTCGGTTGACAATTCCTTTGTCAACATTTCTTTATGTAAATAGGTTAAAGGTGTTTTTTTACCATTAACTCTTTCTACTAAGTCTTTTGCTATTGCTTTAAAAAAAGCAGCGAACTGTACAAATAATGATTGTTCCATAACTTATTAGTCTTTTGTAAATCTGATTAATGGTAAAGCTGTTATTGCTCCTGCAGGAACAGCGTAAGGAGAAGCAATTTTGTTTATAGAACCACGAACACAAACAGCTGCAAATGGTTTTAAGGTTAAAATGCTTGCAATTAACACGCCTTTATAGGTGTGTGATGCTGGTAATGCAGCATAAGCATCTCCGTCAACCGGCATAGGTTTTAAAATACCTGATGAGGTTTCTTCGATGATTATGTGGCCAGCTTTAATAACTGTTGGTGTAAACCCTGTTACATCCAAAGTTTTTCCACCAGGAATAGTTTCCGCGTTATTGATAACAACGATGCTATCATTACTTGTGTCAACAGTTTCTTTGGTGTTGTCTAAATTTCCAGTTGTACCTGACATAGTTAAAATTTGTTTTTAATTAGGAATCATTTCATCCATAATTTCTTTAATTTCATTGGCACTTGGCTCTTTTTTACCTCCACTTTGAAAAGGAGTTGGTCCTGAATACTGAGTATTGTCTGCAAAGGATTGTTTAATTTCAGAATATTCAGTTTCAAGTGCTTTAACCTGATCCTCAATAGGTGTTTCTGAATTTGTATCAACACGTTTAATCCATTGTTGCATTAACTCTGGTTTCAGTCCTTTTAAAATTTCAGAATCTCCAAACAACTTAGTGGCCGTTTGCGTTTTAGTTTCTGCAATTTTTCCTTTTTCCAGTCCTTCAACTTTTAATAACAAAGCTTTTGCCCATTCGGGAGTGTCGTCTGTTGGTGGTGTTGTTGGAGGAATTGTGGGTGGTGCGCCTTGCGGAGTTGTCGGTGGTGTGGCCGGAGGTGTAATTTCTTTTGCTTTAGCCTCTAAAGTTCTTACTCGGTCATCTTCTTTGGCGATGTCTTCGAAAGAATTAAAGTCATTAGCTTGATTTAAAATTACGTCCACCGCTGCATCATCTGCATCATCGGCTGGCATTGGAGCAAGTTTAGCCGCCAGTGCGTCTATCCTTTTTGTAGATAAGTTAGCCTTAGGGAATAATGCCTTAAGTCTTGCCTTAATAATTTCTGGTTTTACTGCCATGAGAATTTTAATTAAATTATTGATTTATAAGTACCAAATATATAAAATATTTTCTTATTTAGAATCATTCTAAATAAGAAAATATAATTTAATAAAAAAACCACCCTTTTTAGGAGTGGTTTAAGTATGATAATATTGATTGCTTTTATTTAATTTCTAATTCTTCACCAGTTAATGCGAAGTATAAATTTTGAAGTTGGTGGATGTAAAATATAGAAATATATAATATACTTCTATTACTTTGGTTATAGGATAATTCATAATTATATAACTCAGTATCAGTATAAAAACCTTTTTTAGTAATTTTTATTTCAGTATAAGGGATAGATTTAGCTAATTTAAACCCACTCAAATATTTTTCAAATCCAAACTTTAATAAATATTCTTCATTTAATGGAACTGGTGAATATTTAAAATCTTTATTTTCTATAAAAATATTTTTCAAAACATCAATATCAACTTTTACTACATAATTATTCCAACCTTTAAATTGATTCTCATCATTAAATTGTTGACCTAATGAATTTATGTAATTTCCAATTCTTAATTCACTTGCTTTCATACTGTAAATTTAATAAATTATTTCAATGGTTTAACAGGTTCCACAACTTTATCTTTTGCTTCTTTCTCAATAGCTGCTATTTCCGCAGCTTTATCATCTGTCATATCAATATAATCAACTGCTGCTTTTAAACTGATAACGCCTGCGCTTCTTCCTAAAGATATTATTTCAACAGCTTCTTTTAAATCATCAGGTAAAATAGAGTTGAATTGAATTTTAATCAAAGTTTCTTTTGCGTATTTTTTTAAATTTTGTTCTGTTGTTGTAATAATACCTGAAATTAGTATTTTAATAATTCGCTGGATCATTGTTCTGTTATCACCTTCATTCATTGATGCTTTTATAATGCTGTCTAAAAATAAAAGTTTTAAAGCGACTCCGGAGATATTGCCAACACTTCCTTTTAAATTATCAAATGAAAGGTTTGGAGTTGATGATAAACCGTAAATTAAAGATTCTAATGTTTCCATTTCAAACTTAACACTTTCCGGAGCCTGGCTATTTGTTAAAAATTCAGCATCACCGTGAATGGTTTTCCCTGTTTCATTATCAACTTCTTTCATTGGAAAATTCAATGTTTTACCATCATCATTCCTATCTGGCATATTTGTTACCGTACCATATGTTTTTAATAAAGGATAACCGGAATAATCATTGCTTGCCCCCAATTTAGAAAGCCCTGTTTCAAAACGGTCTATTAAGCTTTCCACATCATACCATTCTGGCACATCCTGAGGAATATATACGATAGGGATTTTATCAAATCCGTGAGGTAATTTATTTATAAACGCGAATGTACCTCCCTCATCTGAACATCTATAGCAAAGCTTATCAGTCCAAACCCATACGTGTTTAATGGTTTTATCATCGGTTTTAGTGGTAAAGGACCAAGTAAAAGCCGTCATATCTCCTTTCTCATCAAAATAAGGAGCCATTGTTCCGTTTTCATTGGTCAATAACTTTAATTTAATATCTTGTACCTTTTTACCATCAATATTTTCAACCTCTTTAGTATAAAATTCAATAGCCACTTCGGTCTGACTTTTCTGAATCACTTTAGCTTTTTGAATTTTATCATCAATACGGTTTTCATCCCAAAGAAATAGTACTTTTTCAAATAGTTCATTTGTTTTATCAATTGATAAGGTTACCGGTTTCCCAACCTCAAAGGCGCAGGCAGTATTTACTATCTTTTTTTGATAAGGAACAATAGACCTAATGGCTTTAACTGTTTTAGTTTGGCCGTCGGATCCCTTAACAGGTTTATCTTTTTGAATAACCCCAACTTGAGACTGTCTAATGGTACGGTCCAAATCTTTGTATTCCTTAATGTATTTATCAATTTGCGCAGCATCCTTTTTTGATGTGGTCAGGGTTTTGATCGCTACTTCCGGATTAGTTTCTAATGATTTTAATAATTCTTCCATAATTTTAGTAATTAATTCCCATTTCTGAGAGTGATTTAGTTGTTTCGTGTATTTGTGCTTTATTGTTGTGTGCGATGTGCCCATATCGGGCCATATCCCAAATGTGGTTCCATTTATCAATAGGTTGATTTATTTGAATCCCTCCTATTTCTTTCATTTTATAGTTTTGCTGTTCCTTAAGAGCTTGATTATAAAGATGGTTTTTAACAATGTGAATTTTCTTTTTCTTCATTGAACCTAACCAAAACATTACCGATTTTGTTTTGCTGATTTTATAAGCGTGAACAAAACCTTCATTTTTTAAACCTCGCACCATTTCAACAGTGCCTTTGTTCTCACCAGTGTATTTATCGGCCGAATCACAAGGGATAATATCTTTTGCTTTGTCAATTCCTAAACTTTCCATCAATGCTGCAAGTGATTGAGGTGTTTCTATGGGCTCATATGATAAAGGTTCAATCCAAATATTATATTCATCTTCTGCATATCTGCCTAAAGTATTTGGATCAGTTGTAAACCCAAAGTCATTTGGATAAATTGGCGCTTTATCTTCAGGGAATTTATCAATCCAAAATACGTTTGGAAATATCAATCCTTTCATTGCACCTCTAAGTCCTAAACCGTATATTTTCCAATAATCTTCATCAGCTGTTCCGTTGGTGATATTTGTTGGATGAGGCGGAGGTTGATTCGTTTTACTTATTGGCTCTACTTTTCCGGTGGCTTTATTGTAACATTGAATTACACTGTCTTTTACAATGTAAGAACCCGGCTTCCAAGGTTCAGTAATTAATATCTCGTGTTTTTCTTGTGCTGAAATATATTTATTGTCGTGAAATGTAGTTCTAAGAAAAGCAACATCCGGCCGACTTAAAGCATTGTCAAAAAACCAATGATCTGTAAATGATGGGTTATAATCTGCCCACCAAAACTTTCTGCAACGCATTTTTACTTGGTCGAAAACAGATTTTTTAATAAACATTACTTCATTAAAAAAAGCGTAATCACAACCTCCACCGTGCTTACCATCTCCAATGAAATGTATTTTTGATTTACCTAGTTTAAAACTTTTAATTTCTTCTGCATCGTGGAATTTATTAGGTAAGCCATAATCATCTAAGCGCCTTTTAAAATCATCGTATAAAGTGGTTTTGAATTCGTTATAAGTTTCCCGGTAAATGTTGATGGTACACCCTTTTGTTTCAATATACAAACAAAGCCAAATGATAATATCTACACCGGACCAAGTTTTACCGGAACGAGAAGATCCTTCTAATCCAGCACCTCTATATCCTGATACCAGCTCAATTTTTCCATCAATAGTTTCGTATTTTTGATCTAGTATTGCGTTATAAAGCAATTTGTAATTAGGATTTGTTTCCTCATTAATATTTTTTAAATGTTGCCTGGAATAGTCTATATCCCTTTCTTTCAAAAGGGTATCTAACTCTAATATTTCGGCATCAGTAAGCATTAAATTATTTTTCTAAAATTTGTTTAACATTCAGCCAATAATCAATTTCTCTTTTATCGAACGGACTTAAAAAGGCATTAAAGTCTTTTGGTGTTTTTTCTTTCAGTATGGCATTTACCAAAGCAATTGATGCCGTTGTTCCCAACAGCATTTTAAATAACATCGCTCTAAATTTATAGCTCATCACTTTTCGACAATTTCAATTAATTTATGGTGAATCATAAAACGTACTTTCTCTTCAATATGAAGTCTGGTTTTGCGCCCAAAAGCTCTTTTTTTTTGTTGAATCAAATAAAATTGATCCATAATTTTTTCACGCTCAATTGGATCATTAAGCTTGTATTTTTTAATAACAGCTTTAACTTCCTTTTTTTTATTTCGCTTTCTAATCAGAAATTGAAGCCTGATCAACAGCCTTTTTTTTATTGATTGAAGTAGTTCCATACTGCTATATTTTTAAATTTAAGCTGATATAAAATTAGATTTCAAAACTAATTCAGTATTACTATTTTCTGTAGTTTCAACCCAATCAAGTATTGCTAAACCGATAAGTTCTGGATTGGAGGTTTCCTTTAATTCTCCTTCAATTTCAATAAATACTTTACCATCTTTTATTTGGATCATAATTGCTTTTTGTTTGGCTCCACCGTGTGTGGAAAGTTGACTAAACCCTTGTTAATACTGAATTGTTAATTTTGTGGAGAAGAAAGGATTCGAACCTTCAACCTTCAATAAAATGATACTCTAACCGTTTGATACTTTCGCCATACAAGGACCATTGCTTTGACGTATCTTTGAGCTACTTCCCCAATTGATAAAAGCCTCTCATTTTTCAGAAAGGCTTTTATAAAGTTTAATCTCTAACAATCTGCTCTGGTAGATATATAAGGCTTGAGATAATTGTGCTTAAAATGTAAATTAAAGTTATCATTCAACTTCTGCCTATAGCGTATCGAGGCCGTCTGTCGATTAGAACTAAATAATTCTTCATTGGTAATCACTATTAAAAACGGTTTGTAATCCTCTTTAATAGCAAAATCCCTACTTACATTCAACAACTTTACATCAGAATTAACGGATGTCATCTGAAAATCAGACACTACACTTACAGCATTAGTAACAGCAATAAATTGCCGGACTACTTCTGTTTTTTGCTTCTGCTCCGGCGTGGCGGTAGTATTTGCCATGACCGTGAAACTAATCATCCCGACTAGTAACATAAAGAACAAACTGAATTGCTTCATTTCTTTATTAAAAATAACATTATATATTATAAAGTAACATAATATGTTACTAAAGTTATAAAAAATTTTATTAACTATTTTTTAGGGCTTTTGCGACCAATTGTGCTATCCTGGCTTCTCTTGCTTCTGAATCCCCTTCCGAAATTACAATAGGGTTTTCTTTGTCGCCTTTAAAAACGGTTACGCGATCAGGATATAAACCTTCCAGCTTATTGATTTCCTTTTTTATACGATTTACAGCTGCCATACCTTGAGGCGTGCCTTTGTAAGATTCTTTTAATGAACGTGCGTCCTGTTTTAATTCTGCAATTCTTAACGACCTTTTCTGCTCAAGGGAAGATTCCTCTTCCTTGCGCCAGGATTCATAAGCTCTATTTAATAAATTTTTAGATTGTCTTCTGTAAACACCATATTGCTGCTCAATGTTTTTTAATATCAAATAATCTGGCACACCGCTAATGATCCAACCTTGAATGGTGAACACTCGCTTTTCGGTTTCAATTTTAGTGGACCTAACGCCTGCCATAAGATGTTTATTTAATTGGGAACATATATTTTATAACAGAAATATGTCGGCTTAGTTCCGTAATTCTATCACGCAGCTTAATCGCTTCCTTTTCTCGCATTTGCCTGATTTCATTATCTGAATCTTGAATTGCTTGAGGATCATAAGCTTTCAGTGCTTTTTCGAAGATCTCTTTTTCTTCTTCCAAATATTTTAAAATAGTGTCTCTCATCTCAATAAGAATTTCATAATTAGTTTCTGCCATTTTCAAATATTTATTATTACAGGCATAAAAGTAATAATAAACTTTAGATAAACCGGTACGGTGGCCGAAGCCACCGTTATCTTTTCAGGAGTTTTGATTAAGGTTCAAAACAGTCTCAAAAGGTTCTCATTCGACTGAGAACAGAAAATACAGCATAAAACCTGCTATATAGCGTAAAATATATCACCGTTTAGCATTAAAACTTTATTGCCGTAAATTCCAAAAATTTCAGTTTGAACTTCAATATTTCCTTTATACATAATCTCTTTTGTATAAGTGATTTTTTGTCCTTTGCTTAAATTTTCTTTTAGTAACATAATTTTCCGTCTTTATAACAGAGCAATATTGGGTTGATTATTCAACTCTTCCAAGTCTTCTCCCAAGTTTAACTCGGGATAATTCTCTTTTATTTTCTTTGGATCACCTTTGTAAAATACCAAGATGTTTTGATGCATTTTACCCACCTTTCTGCCGTTATTAAATTGCCTGCGTACTCTAATTGCCAAACTGCCTACTACGTTTATCAAAATAATTTCATTGTAAAGGGTTGCTCCGGCATCTTCAAAGCATTGAATGGTATCACTCACAAAGTTTTTGTAAAATCCTTTCTTGTCTCTAATGTCACCAACTACAAAACAAGCAAAACGGTCATCTTTTAACTGTGCAATTGATTTAAAAATAATGCTTCTGTATGCCAGATAAAAATCATCATAAGTCATATTCGATAAATCATTTGGATCATCGGAGTATTGCTCCAAATCGTGGTAAGGAGGGCAAGAATAAATAAAATCAAATTCTCTTTCTTTACTTACTTCAGTGCCTAAAACCTTATTACTATCTCCAGCATACCATTTTATTTTAACTGGACTTAAGCCTAATTTTGATGCTTGCTTTCGGTTAGCTTCACACTGATCGTCACGTAAATCGATTCCTAAATAATCATATCCTAAAACACCTGCCACAATTCCTCTAACTGAACCACCGGCAAACGGATCTAATATTTTACCGCCAACCGGACAAAACCATTGATAAGACAATTCACAAAGCACCGGATCAAATATGCTGGCGCCTTCATAAACGTGTAATCCTTTTTTCTTTGCGTATTCAATAATCTCATCCCAATTAGGCTCTCGCCCTAAAGTATCGCGCATTTTATTACGCAGTTCGTAAATAGCGGTTGATTGTCCGCTTTTTGCAATCAGTTCAACATCCTCTCTCGTTTCTTGAGAATTAAACCCTAACGATAGCCATTTGCGTTTTCGTTCTTGCCAAACACCGGAACGGGTATCTAATATTGAAAAAGGAGGAAATATGAAACTGTCTTTTAATGATGAAGGAATAATTGGATCGCCATTGCTTTCGTTTTTATTCAAAAGCCCTTCAAATTCAATGGCATCAAAATCTGATATGTTCATGATGGACTGCAAGTCCGGGAAGTCTAAATCAAAATTATTTACAAAGTCCAGCAATCCTTGCTGAGTGATTTTTGCGTAAGCCGATGAATATACCAAAACCAATTCTGCAGCTTCCTTCATACTTGAGCAATCTATAAAAGTGGCTGGCAATAGTGCCGGAACTTCTTTTCCTAATTCAATTACTTTTTCTAAGTCTAAAAACCGATGACGGCCATCCAAACAGTAATTTATGCCTTTATGCTGCCAAACCTTAAACGGATCTATAAATTGGTATTTTAAAATTGATTCAATTAATTTTTCGGAGCCGTTGTTAACCCACTCTTTAAAGTTTTCTTGCTGAATGAATTTAAGCTCTCGCCAATTTATTAACTCAGTTTTCAGTATTCTTGATTCAATTTGTGCTTCTTGCATAGGTTTAAAAAGTTTTTCTTTGGTAATATTCTGTAACAAATGTATAAAATATACAACTAAGTTGCATTATATGTTATTAGTTAAATTTTAAAGTACTGATTATAAGGGTGTTTTGATAAAGCATAACTCACATTGTTTGTAAGCTAAAGTACCCGGCCTTATATATAGCTTCCATTTATGGTTACAAACTGGCTCCTTTGGAAGTAATTTATTTAAGTATTGTTTAATTTCGGTCAATATTAGTTCCGCATTTTCACTTTTTAAGGTCGTTTCTTCTATTTCAACAGTGATTATTGCCATTTTTAAACATCTTTTAATTCAACCGTTTGTCCTTTTAAGAGATGAGTGCAATCATTTAAAAATTCTATCATACCATTTCTAATAAATGAATGACATACTTCGTGTAAATCGTAAGGTAATTCTGCTCTGGTTGGATATCTATTGTGTTTTTTATAAAATGCCTTAGATTTATTATTGTTCTCTGGCGATGAATAATCATACATTATTAAATATGACGGTGATATTGTTGGCTTTTCAAAATCTTGGTTAAATTGCCATCTATCATCAAATGCGTGTTCGCAATTACAGCCTGGGCAAACAAATAGATATTGAAATGTATTTTCACTTGCTGGAACTTTCTTTATTTTAGTCATTACATTTTATATTGTTAATTAGTGGTGTGTAACAATGGACAATAACCTTTTGCAGTTCCAAGCGAACTATTTGGATTTGGATTACATTTATGTCCTTGACAACCTGTGTAACACCAAGTAGCTTTTTCAATACTCATATCTTTACAATCATTATCATAATCAGGGCAAACTTGATCTTTGTCATATTTTTTAGCAAATTCTTTTGCTGCTGAAATAGGTGTTATTTTGGATTCCATTACTCAATAATTTCATTTTTAAAGGCTGCTAATTTCATTGGATGCATTTGTCCTTTTCCAACTACTTGTTTGTACCAAATTTTCCCGGTAGCTGAAATCTCGTCCAATTCATCTTGAGTGAATTCAAAACACATATTAAGGCTTCCGTCATTTTGTTGGTACTGAACGTGAACGGTATTAAACTCGTCTTGGTGTTCAGCAATTTTATTGGTTACTTCCGGGAATTCTACTGATTTCATAATTTATATTTTAATTTCTTTAGCCTTGCTATCTGAACAGCTGTTTCAGAAATTCAATTGATGTTTTAAATTGTACATTTTTAAAACAAAAATTAAACTTTCACAAGGCTCTCTTTCTAGTTTGTAGCGAGAACAGGACTCGAACCTGTGACCTGTGGAATATGAGTCCACCGAGCTACCAACTGCTCTATCTCGCGGTTTTAAAGTAAACTTGTTCAGATTTTTAATCCTGCCTAAGCTTTTCAGATTTTAAATCCTGTTTACTTTGTTTTTTCTTAAAGTTGTGTATCAGCATAAAAGCATCCCTGGCGTGTTCACTTGTTGAGGATGCAATACCTGTAATTTTTTGAAACATTTTTTCTTCAATTTTGGTGCCCCCTTTAATTGGGTGCAACATTTCAAAAGTTATTTTGTTTTCTGAATTTTTATTGATTTGAGTGAGAAAATCTTCCCAAATTTTGCAATCTCTTTTAATTGATCCGGCGCCTTGTTGTTTTTCTTGCGCCCTTTGGCCAAACCACTTTCTTTTTCTGGCATCTTCAACTCTAATGTGTGCTTCAATATCTTTGTTTGAAAGGCCTACAATAAAATTAATGGCGTTGTGAATGGCCATTGTTTTAGCAAACTTATTTTCGCCATTAATATAGCCAATACCAGTTTTAACGCCAGGATCTATTCCTATGTAAATCAATTGATGAAAAATTTATTGAAATATCGTGCCTAAGTGTATCTTTAGGACTTTTGAAGAATCTATAACAAGCTCAAATATAGTTAATTCTATTGAATTTTAGCTTGTTTTTTAACTAAGTTTTAGTAAATAATTAATATTTAATTTTCACATCTTTTAGAACATTAATTGCAAATTGAAGTTCTATTATTTCGAGTTCTATGTTTGCCATATCATTTAAGGCAAATTCATAATCAGTTAAAAGTTCAGGTTCATCGCTAATTTTTTCAGCCTTGTCAAAAGCTTCATTTAACTTTTCAATTCTTGCTACTAAAGTGTTAATTGCTTTTTGCATAAAATTTTGTTTTGATTCCAATTCATTTTAAGTAAGTTTTTTCTAATCCGCTCTACATTCAACATCTGATAAAACCACATAAAAAAACGTGGTTTATCAGTAAGTTAAATGTCATTTGCTCGGTAGAAGGCGTATTTGCGCTACTGTTTTTTTACTCATTTCTTTGTTTCTTTACTTATTTTTGTCGTTTAATATCTTACGCAAACGGCAGTTAACTTCGCATATAAGTATAAAAAGTAAAATGCCTTTGCGCTTTTTTCCAACGCTCAAATAAATAAGTTTTTCAAACACATTTATTTTTATCCATCTACGCTTAAACAAAACCTATTCTAATCTTTTTTAAACATAGATTTTATATGAGTAAGCATTCTATCCTCTAATCCAGAAACATAATACTCCACACTTATTTTTAATTTATCTAAAGTTTTTTCCTCAAACTTCTTCTCAAAAACTTCTTCTTCAAAAACATATACAGTTAATGTTCCGTGATACATCCCATATTCTTCAGAAGACTTATGCGGTGGGTAAAATCGAGAACTAATACTACAAACAGTTCCGTCATAATCTAATTTTAAACCACAATCCCAAGACCATTCACACTTATTTTTAGAATCGTCATTAGTTTTTTCCGCCCATTTATGAGCTACATCAAACATATCTTTAGAATTTACGCCCCAAAATTCTCTATTATCTAATTTGTTTTTAAAATCTGTTATATCCATAATATTGTCTTTTAATAATTCAAATTTAATCTTTTATTACCGTAAATAGTTTGCGAAAAGCAAACACTTTACTACATTCAATTTTGCCACTTCTTTTTTACTTTTTATTCTCATATACGCATACGTTGAATGTAATGCTATAATTCTAGTCAGCATTAAACTCATCGCAATTTCTAAAATAACCGCCGTGTTTAGAATATTTTTCACGTTCCGAACCTTTTCTAAACATCACTTTTTTACCTAATTTACATTGTGCATTTGTAATTATTTTTCCAAACAAATTATCATTTTCGATAACTATCGGAATAAAATTCACGCAAAAATTACATTCTACTGTTTTCATTTTTTAGAATCTTTAAGTTACCATTCAGTTGATCCAATAATTGTGAAATCATCACCACAAGACAAATCATATAGTGATATTTCAGGACATTCATCAAAAGTTGAAGTATCTGTATTAGTTAGCATTGTTGTTTTGGCCAGTTCCTCTGAAATTTCTTCAACTTCATTAATATCTTGAAACCCTTCGTATTCGGCTTCATAACTTTGCAATAAATGAAGTTGGCTTTTTGCTTGAATAAATTCTGTCCTGTCTGAAAATTCTAATTTGAAAATCATAATTTTTATTTTTTTGGTAATTATTAAAATTCAGTTTTTAGTTCTGGATTCTCATAAATATTTCCAATAACTCTATTGTTTCCTTGACCAACTATGAAAGATAATAATATAGTTTCTGTTCGGCTTGGTTTAATGGCGTGGTAATTACCACCTCTAAACTCTATTATTCTTTTACTCTCGCCATTTAAAAATATATCGCCTTCATAAATTTCAACTCCGTTTTTGTCTTTCAGTCCTGTAAATTGCATAACATTATCTTCCAAAGAAGGTGCAATTGTATCAGATAAATCAAAGTGGTGCATTTTTTTACCATCCCAAGCTCTAAATTTAATTTCTCTATTCATCTTTTTTTGTTTTAAATTTTCAATTATATTTATTTTTTTAAAACTCCCAAAAAGAGAGCTTTCCTTTTACGTTTAATATTGGCTTCTTGTAAAGTACAGGATTAGCCAGCACCCAATTGTAGATTGGTTTTTTTGGATAAAATATTTGATTACCACTTTTAGCAAATTCTGTTTTTTCAGCCCAAATGCTTTTGTGATTAACAACACAATCGACAATGTCAACTTCGCCAATAATGGCAGATTTTGGATAACAGAATTCACAAAATCCATTTTGAAGTGCTCTTATTTGATCTTCGTTTAAAAGTTCAATTGGTACACCAGCTGATTTAGCCGATGCATGAATAAATATTTTACCTCTAAAATTTGTTTTCCAGGTTCTGTTTTCGATATCTTTAATTCCGTGAGCAATTAAGGAAGCCCAAGGTTGTTTTATGGATAAGCACTTCATAAATTACCTTTTTACAGCGTTAATTAATGAAATTTCCGCTTTCTGAATATTAACCATGGTATTGGCTACATCGCAAATAGATTTCGCTTTTTTTATTTTTTCATCTGTGGATCCTTCATTAATTTCCTTTAAAACATCCATCAATGATTTTTTAAGCGAAATGTTTTCTGCCGATGGTTGGTAGCCATTTATGATAATTTCTTTAGGTTCGTTGGTTTTTTCTGGTAAAAAATTATCCTTAGGAAAATCTCTTAAGGAATTTAGAAAAGGTTCTATTTCAGAAGGCAAAAAAGTATAGTTTCTTCCATCTGTTTTTACGATAATTGTTTCGCCAACTACCTTAAACGAGTTTATTTTTATTTTTTCGTCTTTGTAATATTTTACTTTCCCGATCAATTCTTCTAATTTTTTGCTTGTTTCTTCTGACATTTTAATTATTTTTTATGGTTTTATTTATTTTTGATGTTAATCTGATGATCGATTTTATTTCTTCCGGATAGCGTTGGATGCTGTTTTTTTTCATATTTTCTTTCCTGGTGATTAATTCTAAATTTTCAGGCTCGCAATTCATTGGGTTATTGTCGTAAAATCTTAAAATATAACCTTCCGGCACCGGTCCAAATTTTTGCTCCCAGTTATAAACATGCAAGGGTGCCCATACGCCTCGTTCAGCTCTTATAAATTTGTAAGCTACACCCCTTTTATCTTTCCTTATGGAAATATCACCGTTGCTTACTCCAACTGAATTATGGGGAATGTGTCCTTTAGAAAACCTGGTGCCTTTTGTTTTTTCTATGGCTTCCGGGCTCATATAATCGATTTGCTTTTTTCCTTTGTTAGCAGGAATACTTCCTTTTCTATACATCCCGTCCAATTTTCGCTGATCGGCCAATTCCTGGGGAATAGTTAGATTTAATCTTTTTAACGCGACGTTGATGCCTACACCGCTTCTGCCTAAAATATCAGCAATTCTTTTTACCGGTAACTTTAAATAATTTTCTTTTATAAAAGCATCTTCTTTTTTGGTGAAATTGGTTTTTCCTATTTTGGCTTTTAAAAATGCTTCCAGTCTAAATTTCTTTTTTAGATCTTCCGGAACTATCAAATTGTTCTCTTCCTCAAATCGATATACAACCCCTTTGCTTATATTAAATTTTGCAGCAATTGCTTTTCCGCTTTGCTTCAGATAATTGGCCTTTATATAAGCTGCTATTTTTGGTGTTAATAATGATTTTGGCATTCTATTTTCTTATTTACAAGGTTTTGATAAAACACACCCAATGAGTTTTTTGAGCTTTTCCGGAAGGATGTCCAAACAACGGCCGATGTGGCGTACATTTTAAAATTTCGCTCAATCTTATGTCGTGTTCATTCCACTTGAAGATTAATATTCCGCCATATTTTAGAACTCTAAAACATTCGCTAAATCCTTTAGAAATATCATCTCTCCAAGTATTTTTATCCAACTTACCATATTTAATTGCCATATATGATTTTTCACCAAGTGAAGTAAAATGCGGTGGGTCAAAAACAACAAGCTTGAAATGATTGTCTGGATGTGGCATATTTCTAAAATCTGCGACTAGGTCTGGACCACATTCGAATTTTCTTGCATTTTTTCCATTACCAACTATAATTGGTTTTACTACTCGACGATCTTGAAATAATACCTGCGGATCCGCTTTATCAAACCAAAACATTTTACCACCACAACAGGCATCAAGTATTATTTTATCTTCTAAATTTTTTTTGTAATTCATAATATTTTTTATAAATATTTTTGTGTCCAGTTCATTTCTATAAATTTTTTATCTGATTTTCAATTCTTGCTTTTTCCTCTTTTAATGCTCTAATTTTCTCCGGAGGCATTTTATCTTCTTCTAAAAAAATAAAGATTCCAAGCTCTTTTGCATAAGCAATTAGCCTTAAAACATCAGCTACTGTTTCTATTTCACTTACTGGCTGTTTCATAATTTTTTATTTTTATGTCTAAAACTTTTTCCTTCCCATTTTATGATATTAAACATTGCAGGCAAACGATCACCAATGCGCTCTTTATACCGTTCAGTAATTTCAGAAGGTGTTAAATTGGTTGTTAAAAATGTAATTGCTTCATTCCTATCACGCTCAAATAAAACCTCTCCTATCAACTCAAAACTTAGAAATGCCAGTTTTTCAAATCCTAAATCATCTATGTAAAGCTTGCCTCTGTAATAATTTTTTATATCAAAACTTGAATTGGTGTTTTTAATGGATTTCATATACTCATCAACAAATGAACCTGTTGAAATTGAAGTGAACCAAAAGGAATTATCTTTGTATTTTAATGATATTTCCCTTCCCATTTCCTGCAGCACTTTAAATAAAAACGATTTGCCAACACCATAATCACCATAAATTAAAAGGCCTTTATTTAAACTAGCCTCATTTTTTATCAAATTGAATTGATTAAAATTTTCAAGTTTTAAAAAATAGCATAAAACAGTGTAAATAATTTCCTTGTTTTGATTGTTAATAGTAAACTCATCATTTTTATTTTTTTTAACTTTTTCGAATTCCTCTCTACTTTTTGAAATAAATAAATTCCAAATCATTTTTTTATTTAAGCTTTGCATTTTTTTGGGTTGTTTTTTTATAACAGTATTCCAGTTTTTAAAATGGTTTTCAATTTTAGGATCAATCATATTGTTTCATTTTTTCCATTACTGTTTGATTCATTTCACTTACCGGAGTTGATTTTTTATTGGTAAAATTCTTGTCATTTTTTGCCCATGTTTCCAATCTTCTTTCTAAATCCCATGTTTTTTCGAGTTCCTGACGAAATTTTGTGCCTGACTTATTTGGCTCAGTCCAGTATTTATAAAAATCATTTAAAAATTCTTTTCCATAAGTTTCTAAAAAAGGTGAGAGTGCGGAAGAAAATTTTAATTTTCTGGCATTATAATTTTCTTTTATTTCTTCTTCTTTTCTTTTCTTTTCTTTTCTTTGTGGGTTTACGGGTCCTTTACTTGGTAATAAACCTTGTTTACGTATCCCTAAACTTGTTAAAAGGGTGAGTAAACCATCTAAAGTGATACATTTATTATTTCGCTTTTTATAAGCATCTTGCACACTATCAATAAAATCCTGGCACCAAATTATCTTATTATCATTCCAAAGAGTTGCGTCAAATTTCCCTAAATCAACCAAATCATTTATAATTGATTCCAGCACTTCTTTTGATACTTTGCATTTTGCTGATAAGTACATCATAGTACTTTGTTTTGATAGATTTAAGTAATGATAATCTGTTTTACCTAATTCTCTTAATATCTTTACAAATGTTGCAAATCCGTCATTCCCATAAGTTTCTTCCAGGTAAAACATTTTATTTCCTTCTTCACATAAAAAAGGGAAATAATCAACATTATTTCTTTCAGGTCTAGCCATTTTAAAAATCTATTTTAGGTTGGTTAATATTCATTAAATGCTGATCAACTTTTACTTCCAATTCTTTGGAGCGTTTTAGCCAGCTTGGGTATTTTGTTTTAAAATATTCCTTTTGGCTATTTCTCATATCTAACACTAATTTTTCAAATTCATTCATAATTCTAACTTTTAAAAAGATCCATTACTTTATCAATAAAATCGGTTTTCATTTCATCCGTTGCTCCGGTAATTGCATTGGCAGTTTCGGCTTTGGATTGTATCATTTCAAACAATTGTTCATCAATGGTGTTTTGCCCAAGGAAGTAAGTACACATTACATTGTTTTGTTGCCCAATACGGTGCGCCCTGTCCTCGCATTGCACGCAATCGGCATAAGTCCACGGATATTCAATAAAAGCCACCCTTGAGCTGGCTGTTAGGGTAATACCAACACCGGCAGCTTTAATGTTGCATACAATTAATTTTACATCAGGATTTCTTTGGAAAGCATCAATATTAGCCTGTTTCACATCCATATTATCTCTACCGGTAACCGTAACGGCGTGCGGAAATTCTTTTAATACAGCATCCACAATGGCGTGTAAACTGCAAAAGACAATCAGCTTTTCGCCGGAGTCTAAAACTTCATTGATAAACTCCTTTACTTCGGCCAGTTTTCCTAAGGCAGAAATGCGTTTTAATTCACCCATTTTCACCATAATTTCGCCACGTAGTTTTTTGGCTATTTCCTTGTCATCCCAACCCTGGTCTTCCAAATATTTTACAAACTGATTTTTTGCTCTGCTGTATTCGGTTCTTGTAGTGATGTCACATAAAATGGTTTGGCGTTGTTTTTCCGGCAGGTCTTTTGCCACATCCTTTTTTTCTCTTCTGAAGAAACAATGTTTGTTTAATAAAAAATTAAGTTCTTTTAAATTTGAAGCGCCATACCCGCCTTCGCAATATCTCATTTTAAAGCCGATTGCGCCTCCAAATAAATTTAACCTTCCCATAATGGCCAATTGCGCAAATAAGTCAATTGGTTTATTCACAACTGGTGTACCGGTTAATAATATGCGCCATTCTTTACCTTGAGCAATTCTTAAAGCAAATTTTGTTTGTTGCGTTTTGCTATCTTTGCACCTATGGGATTCATCGATAATTACCGACTTAAATAAACCGGCTCGCTCATTCAATATAATATCCATTGAATTACGCATCTTGCCTTTTGGTGGCATAGAAACCACAAAGAATTTTTTTAAACTTTCATAATTCACAATAAAAACATCGGCCATTCCCATTTCGTAAAATCGATGCCAGGTTCTTTTGTTTTTATCATCTAAAATAATTGCTTTTCTTCCTGCCCATTGCAGCCATTCTCGCTGCCAGTTTATTTTGGTTGATGACGGACAAATAACAAGGCAAGGAAATGTTTTCTCGCCTTGTAAATCGCCTCCGTGTAATGTTCCAATTGATTGCAACGTTTTTCCAAGTCCTTGCTCGTCACCATTTATAAAGCGTTTCAAAATTAACCCCTGGGCCACGCCCTTGTCTTGGTATGGCCTAAATCCAAAACCATTTGGATGATGAAGCGGTAATTTAAAAGACATATTTGGCAATTCAGGAAGATCCACAATATCAACCGATACCTTTTTTTCCACAACCAATAATTCAGCTCTATGGGTTCTTACCAATTCCAATACTTCAGATGAAATATGTATTGGCGCCACCCATAGTTTTTTTACCGGATCAAAACGACGGCTGGATAATGCTTGTATTGCTGTTAAATTATAGGTCCTGAAATTATCGAACGGTATGCTGATGTGAAATTCTCTGGGATATTGGATTATTTGCATCGCTATTCTGTGGCTTTTTTAATGGCTGATACAGCATTGTTATACAATTCCTTTGAGATCTTTTTGTCAGCTGCAACACCTGTATTTAACCAAGTTTCAATATTATCAGTTATTGCGTTTAAAGCTTCTAATAATTCAGGAGCTGCTGCAATTAATTTAGCATTTGCTTTCCCAACATCATCCCTTTGATCATAAACAGCCCCTAATGCAACCTTTGTAAAATGTTTACTTTCAACTTCAACCATTATTTCTAAATAATCTTCTGGTTTTAATGGTTCCTCGTCATTTATAAACCATTTTCCTTTTGTTCCTTTAAATTTGCTCATAACTAATTAGAGTTTTTCAATTTATCTTCCTCTAAACATTCTTGATTTAATTCCTCGAAAAAATTTTCAATATTTGGATGCTTTAAATCTACAGATGCAATATTTCCAAAATGTTTTATGAATAATTTATTAGTGCTCATGGCTTATTGTTTTTTAGAGTTTATTTTTTTGCTTTTCACTTTCACATCTTCCACTTCAACAACTTCAATCTGACATTTTAAGGCCTCAATTCTTTGGTTGCTGCGCTCAATTCGTTTATTGGCTATTTCTTTTTGTGAAGCTTCAATGGTTTCAATGTCTTCCAAATAATAATTTTCCAAAATTTGTTTATAGGCAGCTGATGTGGTATTTGTTTCGTGAGAACCGCCGTTGGTTACAAATGAATGATGAATGAAATGACGAATGATTAAATTGAAAAGTTGATTAGGAATTGCCTCGGATAATATTCTTTTTATATTCAGGTGCTTTACAAAATCCACATCATTATGAAGCTGCCAACATTTAGATGACATTGCAACCACCAAGCCCATTTTTTCATTGTTTGATAATGGCGCATCATTATTTTTGAAAGTTGTTTTGTCAATATTTTGAATAGCAGCCCACACTTTCTCAGCATCCAATTCTAACGCTCTTTTCGCTCTTTCTTCAATTTTGGAAATATCTTCCTGTATGAAATCATTTTGTGCAGCTTCTAAGGTTACGCCAGGCGTTTCTTTCGCTTCCTTTTTCACCCAAATTTGTTGATGATTTCCAATTTGTGAACCTGATACACAAAACCCTTTTGATTCTGTAAATCCTTTCATTTCATAATTTCGGTAATCATCATACGATTTCAATATTTTAACATTGAATTCCTTACAAATATTGATAATTACTTCATCAGGTTTTTGTGATCCGGCAACCAAGAAAACAGCCTCATTCTCATTAATAATTCTGGCCACTTCATTTTGCGTGTGGACATCTAATTTATTGCTGAAACATTTTTCATCAAAACAGCTGTCTTCATCCTGAAATTCATCAAATAACATTGGGTTTGCTTTTGAGCGTTTAGGGCAAACCACACAGGCGCATACGCCTTTCACCAACAAATCATCAGCGATATCAAAAGGCGCTTCTGTTATTTTTAAAGAATTGTCTTTAATATATTCTTTAATACTTTGCATAGTGCCATAATCAGGTTCATCTTGCTCTTTCCAGGCTTTTGCATCAGCAAATATTTCCTGTTGTTTTTCGGGATCACATTTTGCAATTAAGGTGGCGTGTCCTATTCCTAAAAAACCTGCTTTAAAATGGTCGCGAATTGGTTCAATCAAATCAACCAATTTTAATCTTCCTGCAATAAAAATCTCAGATTTAGCCAATTTAGCAGCAATGTCAGTCATTGTGTATTTACCGCTGTCTAACATCTTTTTAAAGGCATCAGCCTCATCCAATGGATGCACATCTTTGCGCTCTAAATTTTCAATGATTTGAATTTCGAAGGCTTCCGCATCAGTGAGTTCTCTTATGTTGGCCGGAATGCTTTTTTGTTCGGCCATTATTGAAGCTTTAAACCTACGTTCGCCACAAACCAACTCAAACTTTTTACCTTTTGGCCTTACTAAAATTGGCTGAATAATTCCTTTTTGGCTTATACTGTCGGCCAATTCTTTTAAACCCGATTCATCAATTGATTTTCTTGGGTTTGTTTTTGATAGAACGATTTGATCTATCTCTAAAATTTGCAATTTGTTTTCAATTATTTTTTCCATTTATTGTTGAATTATTTATATTAAATTTATTTGAATGATTTCTTCGTGCTTAGTTTGTTCTAAAAATGTTAATACAGTATCTAATTCTGATTTTATTTCTTTGAATCTGTTTTCTTGATCTGTAAATTCTTTTACTCCAATTTCATAACCTGTAAAATCACATTTATGTTTATATGCCGAAATTCTATTAGAGCCACTTCCTAAATGAGTATCAATTATTTTAGAACCTTCAGGAATAAGATTTTTATAAATCCAATCATATACTTTTACAGGTGTTTGGTTTCTATGAATTCTTTTTTCATTTAGTTTTTTATTACCCTGAGTAATTTTTGGATTTAATAATGATTCCCCTTGCATCATACCATTCCACATGTAAGAGAATAACCTGGTGCTTTTAAAAATGTTGGTCCAGAATATTTCACAATCTGAAAAATCATTGGTTCCATTTACTTTATCCCAAATAATACGACCGGAAGAAAATTCAGGTATTAAATCAGTGAAATGATTGCCTCCTTTTATTATTTGATATTTAGAAATTCTAAACAATTCATTGAAATATGCTTGAGAAGGTCTTTCGTTATCCCAATCAGATTCAGAATAATTTTTTGTTCCAATTTTTAAAAGATTGCCATTTTTTTGTTTAACCGGAGTATTTCTTGAATCTGGATTAACAGCAGTTTCGTTTATACCCCAGTTAGGATCCACAATTGCATAATCAAAGTGATTATCCTTGTATTTAGGCAAATCAACCATACAATCTTTATTATATGTTTTACTGTTTAAAATCATTTGCTTGTGAAACTCGCTTCAATAGTAATTCCCTTGGCTTTTAAATCGGAAACCATTTTTCTTACTTTTCTTGAAGGTGTATTGTCCTCAACAACATCAACATCCATATCTTCTTCTTCATCAAATTCAAATGAAGTTTGTTTTGGAAGCGGTGCGTGTTTGCCATCATAATATTGGTAAACTTCTTCTCTTAAAGCCTCAATTGCCTCAATAAGTTCACTGATGAATTTGTAGTCTTCATCGTCCCAACGAATAAATGGCGTGCTTAAACCAATTGATTTTCCGGTTCCTAAATATCTGGTCCCGGAGATAACCACACCTTCTGAATTTGCGGTGCCTGTGATTTTGAATTCTGAAACTTTGTAATTTTGAAAATAAGATTCTTCAATATCAGGTACATTGATTCCGTTTTTAATGGCATCTTCAATAGTGTCATCTAGATCTTGCTGTTCACATAGCAGCATTAAGTGCGGAATTAAATTGATGTATGCCTTTTGGCAATCAAAATGGATTGGTAAATCTGATTTTTTGGTCACGGTTTCTGTACATTCCTCCTTTTTTTCTTCAAAAGAATATTGCAAAAACATTCCGCTTTGGACTTTGCCTGATTTAATTGTGATTGTTGACATTTATATAATTGATTTAATGGTTAAATTTTTTTAATGCTTATTCCCGGCAAGTTGTTGAACACAACACCATTTTGTGATGTTTTACCATCGTAAGAATGCTCAACTATTACATCTTCATCCAAATTAAATGCATCGCTTACTTTTTTCATAGCGCCTCTAAACTCGATGAACACCAAGCCGCCTTCTGCAGGTTTTATTGTTAGCCTATTTTTTGAATGAATGCCTTGAGACATATCTTCAATATTTTTAATTTTGCCTGTTACTAATCCCATTTTACTTATTTATTTCAGTTAATAATTGTATTGTTTCATCGCTTTTGGATTTTCTCTTCTCAAAAAAATCAATAAAAACCGGACATTCTTTTTCTAACATTCGCACATACATTGGCGTGTAATTGTTATTGTATTTAAAGCCATCATCTTTAACATCACCCGGCATTTTAAACCGCATCACCTGAAATAAACCACGTGCCGAAAAATGCTTATGCCCTATGTTTTTAGCTTCAATGGCCAACTCCTTAAACTTTTTGTAAATGTTTGGGTACTTTTGATGGTACTCCTTAAACTTTGCAATGTGACTTGCATTTAAATTGTCGAATAAATCTAGTTGAGCGTTCATAAGTATTGTTTGTTATTGTTAAGTTCAATTTCAATTTGTTGCAAAATGGCTAAATCCCTTGGCTCCGGTAAATAGATCCCGGCTTCTTTGCTTGAGAAATCCCTAAACCTGTTAATGGCCAAAGTCAATTCATCTTTTGTTACATCGGCCAGGCTTTTGTAAGAAGTCCTCACCTCGCCAGTTTTACGATTGATAAATTCAAATTCAAATATTGACGGATTCACCAATTTTTTAAAATATTCAAGTTTTATATATTCCAATGTTTCTCCGTATTCCAAGGCGAACCAACCCATGATTAAATGCACATATTTTATTTGCGGATAGGTTTTTGAAACCTGCTTTTGTTTTAATTCAAATACCTTCTTCTTTTTAATGAAGTATTTAAGTTTGTCAACAGACCGCTGCACATCAATTTCGTTGGATGGATTGTAGATCATTTAGTTTTATTTACTTATGGATAGAGCCTCCTGATAACTCACATAAAAATTTCAACACGCCTTCCATTTCAGGATTTCTAAAAGCGTGAGATAAACAATTAACGGGAGATGATAGATTATGACTGTTGGTTTTAATGTGTTCATCACAAGCTTTAGAGGTAAAAAAAGCATTTTCCAATACATTTTCATAATCATAATTTACTTTTCTGTAACCTGCACATTCAAGGATAACTTCTATTTCATAATCTTCAAGTTCGTTGAATTCTGACGTGTCTTCATCCCATTCTCTGTAATCATTTACGGCTTCTTCAATTTCTTCATCAGTTTTAAGTAATGCGCCATCACAAAACCAAGCTTCGGTTCCGTTTCCTTCGGGAACAGCAATCTGCCTTTTAGTTTGAATTTGGAAAAAATAAGGCATTGCAGTACCTCTATGATCTTGGGTATTTAATTCCTTAGATAGTTCTATTAAAAAATTATAAGTTTCGTCACTTACCTCTATTATTTTCATCTTAAATTATTTTTGGTTTTAAAAAACCACCCTTTCCTCATAAAAAAGGGTGGAAAATTGCTATGAAAAAGATTGACAGTTTAACCCTCCACCTGCCAAGGATTTTTTAATTAAAAAGGTGTTTTATTAAAATTTAAACTGGTTCCGTTGCTGGCCACAGTCACTGTTTTTCCTGTTGCACTTTCAACAGCTGCTTTAAATTCAATTTCGTTGCTGTTGCTATCACTTAAATGGATAAGCACAATGTTGTTTACTTTTGACAAGTCATTTGCTGACAAGGTGGTAAGGCAATTTTCCAAAGACATATGGCTTTTAAGAATTCTGTTTCTTAAAAATTCCTTTCCGCTTTCGGCTCCAAACTTTTTATCAATAATTTTTTTGGAGTAATTGGCTTCAATAATAATGTTGTGAATGTTATTAAAAGTATAGGCACAGTAAAAGGTGTCGGTTAAAAAAAGCACGTTACCGCATTCATTGTGCTTAATTATAAATCCAAAAGGTTCTGCAGCATCATGATGAACATCAAAAGGCATTACTGTAAAATTGCCAATGGCAAAGGCTATTTTATTTTGCATCGAAATTGCACGATGATTTTCAATTTGTAATGCCTTAAATGTTCCGGCAGATGCGTACACGTTAATTCCTGATTTTATCACTTCATTTATGCTCTTGGCGTGATCCATATGTTCGTGCGTTACAAGACATCCACAAACTTTTGAAACATTAAAATTTAAAGCTTGTTTAATGGATTGAACATTTACACCACACTCAATTATAAGAGCTTCATTCTCATTCTCAAGAATGTAACAATTACCTTTACTGCCTGTGCCTATTACTTTTAAATTCATTAGAATTGTGGTCCTGATGTTACTGGTTCAACAACTTCTTCGATATTTTCTTCAATTTCATTTTCAAGACTGTATTCAGTTTCGTCTAAAACAACTTCTGAATCAATGTACAAAGTTTCTTTGTTGGCTTTTTGTTTTACCTCATTATCAACATAAGCAGCTGTAGTATCGGTAATTTCAATTTCTTCAAATAGATCACTGTCATCAGAACTTCCAATCTTTGTTTTTAACAATCTTGAAACCACTGTTTTCTTAGCCATTTCATCAGGAAAATTTATATGTGCTGGTGAAGTTCCTTTTGCTTTTCCCATTGCCCAGGCACTTCTAATTTGAATCATATTCATTACCTCAGCATCTGTAGTTTCATCATTAAAAATGGCGATGGCATAAGCGCCTTTCACTTTTTGCGGATTGATGTTTTCAAATTTCTGCTCGTGCTTTGTAATGTTTTTCCTTCCGGTTTTAAAATCAAAACCATATTCGAAAACATCACCTTCATAAATGGCAATGGCCACAATGTCTTTAATATTAGCAACTCTTTTACCAACTGCCATTGTTCCCATATAGCTGCGTTGCATCACCAGTTTATTGCCATAAACGATGTAATAACATTGTTTTTTTGAAGGTGATAAGCCTTGTAATACAGTATCCAATAATGCGTTCGCGATACTTTCTTTGCTACAAACTTCCAAAGCCGGACGTTTGTTCATATCAACAGTTTCCTGCAATATTAAAAAGGCGCTTCTTAAGGCGTTCTCGGCACTATAGCTTTCTGGAAGTTTTAAACCTCCCTCGGTTGTAAACTGATCTACTTTGGTTAAGACTGAACCAACTGTGTCTTCTGTAAATTTTTTAATTTGTGTGCTCATTTTTTGAAATATTTATGTTTAATTATTTGTCCTCAACTTTTATAATTATGTCACACCATTCTGCAACCCAATCAATAGGAGTTCCATCCTTAGATTTTATAATAATAGAATTATTGTCACCTGGTACATAGTCCAAAACTTCACTTTCCCCCCAAACCATACCTGATACACTATGAACTTTTATTATATCTCCTTTTCTTTTCCCATAATACCTATCCCGATTTTCGTTATCCCAAATAGGTTTTAAATTTTCTTTTTTCATTACGCTACTCTTAAAGTTTTGTCGGGTTTTGATACTATTAGGTTCACTATTTGTGATTTGCATTCAATAATATTGATGACACTTTCCCGGTTGTCAATAAATATTGGTGCTGTAATTTTGTAGTACTCGCAAAGTGTATTTATAATGTCTAAGCCGGCATTAATTTTGCTTGCAGTATTGGCATCAGAAAAAGGAACGCCATCAATTAAAGTGTGGCAGCATTCAACCTCAGCGCCATTAATTTGAGTTTCAAACAATTTGAATTTTACAAAACTGAATTTCTCATTGATTAATGATTCCAACGTGTCAATTTTCTTTTTGATGAAATTTTCAATAGTATATTGTTCTTTTTCTAAATCTGAAATTTCCTGAGCCAATGTAGATTCCTGACTTTGCAATTCTTCAACACGTTTGTTTGAAACTTTAATTTGATCTTCAATAGCCAGGCTTTTATTTATTTCAGCTATTTCAGCTTCAACAGAAGATTTTGCAGTTTTTAAATCATCAATATTGATGGTTTCCTGATTTTGCAATTGAACTTCTTTCTTAGAAAGTTCAAGTTTAATGTTTTGGTAATCGGTATTTTTAGCCAGTTCACTTTTTATCAGATCATCAACGTTTACCGTTTCTTTTTTTTCAGATGGTTCTATTGAATATCTTATTTTTTCTTCAATGTTTATGATTTCAAGTGAAGCTGTGTTTACACTTTCATTGCCGTTTTTAATTCTGATTTTTAGGCCCGAAATTTCATTTTCAACAGCCACCCTTTGCTCAGCCAACGATTTACCTTCTGCGTTAATTTTAACCAGATTTTCATTTTTCTTTTTGATGAAGTTTGATTGTAATTCTGTTTTTTTAGCTTCAACATCACTTGCTTCAAAATCTCTTTTGCAGGTTGGGCACGCAAAATGCTCATTCTCAAAATTTAATTGTTTGGCGTTTTCAGTTTCCCATCCAACTCTTTTAATTGCTATTGCTTTTGTGAAATAAAGTTCATTAAGTTCTAATCCTTGTAGCTTTAACTTTAAGGATATTAACCCACTTTCATACGATTGCAATTCTCCTTTTTTAGTGGCCAGTTCTTTGGTTAAATTGTCAACTTCCGATGTTCCGGTTTGAATAGATCTGCCAACAGTTTGTTTTGTTTCAAACTCAATATTTTGAAGTTTGCTTTTTAATTCATAAACCTCATTTGCAACGGCATTTCTTCTATTTAAAATTTCATCGAAAGCTTTTGTTTTGTCATCAATTTGAGACTGGATTTCATCGGCAGATTTTACCAATACCGCTTTATCTTTTTTCAACTGTTCAAAATCAAGAGCTACAGGCGTATTTCTTGAAACTTCATCTACTCTGGTAGGAATTGATTTAATATTGTCATTTAATAGTTTACGCTTGGCTGCCAATTGTTTTTTGTACTCGTCTAAACTTTTGTTGGTTAACTTCGCCATTAACTCGGTAAACATTTTATCGTTTCCGGCAATTTCAGCATCACTTACATTTCCAACTATTTCAATTAAGGCGCTTCTTTTATCCTGCCATTTCAATGAATTAAAAGCCAATGGATTCGTGATCATTTTAAAAACCGATTCGTCTAAAATGGTTGCGATTTTTTCCTGGAATTCTTTTTGCTGTTTTGGCACATCATTCCAAAAATATTCAGTTACATTCCCGGAGAATTCAGCATCCAATGAACCTCTTTTCTTTACCCAGTTTTCTTTTAAGATTCTTTTAATAATAACTTCCTCGCCGTTTACATCAAGAACCGCTGAAACCTCGTGTTCTATTTGAGGGATTACTTTATTATTTTTATCGAGTGTTTTAATTTCGAAATCCTTACGGTCTGTGCTGTCTTTTCCAAACATCAGCCACGTAAAAGCATCGAAGATTGTAGTTTTACCAATACCATTGTCACCAAAAATATTAGTGACATGGTTAAAATTGATCGTTTGATTTCTTAACCCTTTAAAGTTTATCAGGTTAATTTGTTTGATGGCAATTGAATTTTCCATAATTTTGAAGTATTAATTAAACTTGTTTTTGGTTTGGCCACTGTTACAGCAGTGGTTTTTTATTTAAAAGAGGACGTTTTCAATATAAATTACCAACCCCTTGATATTTAAATTTTCCGCCCTCTTTTTCTTACTAATGCTTACTTTTTTTAAAATATTCTCTATAAAAGTTTTCAAGTTGAATTTTTAATTGGTACCCAACTGTTGTAATTATTGTCACATTTGCTAATAAGATTATTATAAAAACCGGTATTGAAATTTCTACTGTTCTAATCAAGTAAATTGAAGCGGTTGGTACGGACGCAATCATAATTATTGCTTTTGTGATTAAATTTTTCATATTTTTAGTATTTAATGCCTTTAACTGAAAGGTTATACACCAATAAGGCAAAGCCAATTATGGCAATTATGGTTAAGATTAAGTTTGTGCCTGAAAGAATTTTGTTTAGCATTTTATAATTGAGTTTAGCTTAATGATTAGTTTTTGGATAAATTATTTGAAAGGAGTCCTTCTTTAATAAGGTAATTAACTACTTTTTTAAGATCTGGATATGTAATTTGAATACCACATCTATACATTTCTAAATTAAGTAAATAGAGTGTTTTTACTTCTATTGCTAAGAAAACGCACAAAATACAATCCATTAAATAGGCGGTGTCTTCTGTTAAAATAACATTGTCTTTTTCGTCAAATAATCCATCATTTTTGACTCTAAGTAAGTTTTTTAATATTTTCATTAGTTCCATTGATAAAGGTTTGTGAACATTCTTGTAAGAGCTTCTGTCACATAAGTTTTTCGGTTGGTTACGGTGATTTCAATAACACCGTCGGGTCTTTTCTCTTGAATTGCAGTAATGCCTGTTGCTAAGGGTTTAAAGGTTTTTACCATAATGTTTTAGTGTTTTACTAATAATTTGATTAAATGATTCATTGCTTGTTCATCGGTAACTAATTGGTTTTTTTTGCGTGGTTTTTTTACGCCCTGCAAATCCTTTTCAAGTTGGTCTAACAACTTAAATTGCTCCTCTTTTGAAAGAGATTTTACAATTGGATATACAGTTTCAGCAATCATTATTCAGCGATAACCTTATTTTGGCACTTGATATAATTTTGCATAAACTCGATTAAGTTTTCCTGAACTTTATATTTTTCAGGAATTTCAAAACGATAGAACCATCCAATTCTTACAGTGCTTGGTTGTACTTTAAATTCTTCGCCAACTTTATTTCTAAAATCTTCCTGGTCCTTAATTTGTTCGTACAAACTTTTTATGTTGTCAATTTTTGTCATTATGTTGTTATTTAATTTCATTGTAAATTGTTTCTAGGGCTTTCTGTTCGGCACCGCTTAAATAATCTTGTTTTATTGGAGCTTCCGAAATGCCAATAATTTTTGTTAAAGCTGAAGTAAGATCTTTTGAATCTTGCTCTGTTAATTCTATTCTGAGAATTAGTTCTTTGGTGATTTTCATAAACAAATGATGTTTTTTGATTTTCTATAGTATTCAACAAATTGTCCTTTTGACAGTGAACTTATACTGTATCGTTTTTTGTTATTGTCATAACTTCTGCCATTTAAATGGTAAGTAGTTGGATGAACGTGATAATAAACTTCTGATGTTGTTTGAGAATTAAGCTGCGTTAATCCTAAAATAATTCCGATTGATCTAAGTATTGTTTTCATAATTTTCAAGTATCTATTAATTTTCAAAATGTATTTTTACGTATCTTTGTTGTAGCACATTACAAATATACAATACATTTTGAAAAGTACAAAACATAATGTAAAGTATTTTAATTATTTATAATGATTCTAAATAAACTATGGAAAAAAGAATAGAGCGTATTGAAAAAGAGTTGGAAGTTATGCGCAATGCTTTCAAACAAACAGAAGCATTTATTAAGAGTGATGCTGAAAAAACAGCTGCTTTAACATTGTTTACTAAAACAATTGTGCAGTTTATGAAAGACACTCACAAAAGTATTAAAGACCTCCAAAATTCTTATGTCGCTATGAGTAAAAGCAATAAACGTCAATGAATTTATTAAGATCTAGTTATTAATAATTAAATAAAAAAGAGAATTTTAGGCCTATAATTTACCTAAGCATTTTTTTAGTTTTTGAATTGATTTTTTAAATTTTTTATTCAATTTGATTGCTTTTTTTATGCTTTTAGCATAATCATCACCCCAGCTTAAAGCTTCTTTTGAAATAATGTCATCTCTTGTAATCAGTTTGTTTTTTGGCATAATAGAATTTTTAGAATTAAATTTTTCACAAAAATACAAAACAAAATGAAAAGTAAGAATATTAATTTAAGCGATTTATCTAAAAGATTTTTAAAAGTTTTAGATGAAAAAAATATTAGTGGTTATAGATTATCTAAAGATGTTGATGAAATAACTGAATCAAAATTGACATTTATTAGAACCGGGAGGAATGAACCAAGTAAAATATTAATAAATGCGCTCCTTGATAAATTCCCTGATATTTCCAGAGTATGGCTCGTAACCGGAGAGGGTGAAATGTTCAAAAATTTAGAAAACAATGAGGTAAATGAGCCTAGAAATGAGTATCCTATTGAAAAAAAATATTTAATCAAGGATAATGAAATTGTTATTTTAAAGAAAATAATTAAAGATAAAGAGCAAATAATTGATTTGCTCAATCAAAAAATAGAATTTCTAGAAATAAACTGTTCTTGTGCTCAAAAAAAGACAACTGCGTAATATGAGTATTGTTTGGACCAGTCAATCAAATTAAACATATTTAACCTTAAATACATTCTCATGAAAAAGATTTTATTATTACTCGTAGCAATTTTAATTATTGGATGCTCCAAAGAAGATGATTCCACAATAATTTTACCAGATGGAGAAAAAGTACTTGTTTCCAAAATAGAATATTACAATTCAGGCAATGTTTTAAACAGCACCACTACATTTACTTATAATTCAGATGGATTTATATCAAAAAGCAACGGCATACACGTAAATGGATTTAAGGACGAAAATAATTATATATATGATAATAAAAATATTGTAAAAATTATAAGCACCGATAATGAGACTAATAAATCTTCCATTGATGAATTTACATATAGCGATAATGTATTGGTTTTAAAAACTGATACTGATAATAATGAAATAAATGTAATTTATTTTGAATACAACTCTTCCGGCTATTTAAAAACGGTAAAATATTCAGATGAAACAATTAATTATACTTATGATTTAAATAATAATGTAATAAATAATGGTTCCGCAACTTATGAATATGATAATAAAAATGATTATTCAAGATTTTTAGCGCCTGATAACTTTTATAAAATTTTCAGAAAGAGCGATCATAATATTACTAAAGAAACCTATCCTAACGAAGTGCGCACTTACGAATATATTTATTTAAGCAATAATTACCCTTCTCAAATTACAGAAAAAATAAATGGAGAAGTTTATCAAATAAGTAAAATTTATTACAAATAAAATGTACACTTCCGACAAAAGAATAATAAAGCTTATTGAACTTTTGATATTTCAAAGGAAGATTTCTTTTGTAAAAGACTTTTGTAATGAAATTGGCATTTTAGAGCAAAGCGTGTCAAAAATCAAAAAAGGCCTTAACCATTTTACGGTAATTCATATTGAAACTATTTGTAAAGTTTACAATGTAAATGCCAACTGGATATTTGGCATTGAGGACACTGTTTTTAACAGTGAAAATAGTATTAAAATTAAGAAAGTTTAATTGTAAAAAAATAACCTAATAACCCAGCAAAATAACCTGAGCAAATAACCTGAGAAACCCACCTTTATAAAGAGAAAGAGAAACTAAAGAGAAATTAAATTAAAGAAGAAAATAAATAAAAGAAAACAGCGCCAACTTTTAATTATTTTAAAGAAATAAAAAAGCGAAACGAAAGCGAAAAAAAGCCAATAAGAGAAGATAAGATAATAGAAGATAATATTAAGAAAAAAGAAAATAAAGAAAGTGGAAGAACACTAACTTTTAATTATTTTTTAAAAAAAGTCAAAAAGTAAAAGTACCCGTAAACCATAGTTTACTCACCCTTTTACCTAGTTTAGGGATACGTAAACAGGGTTTATTCCCAAGTAAAGGACCCGTAAACCCATAAAGAAAAGAAAAGAAAAGAAAAGAAGAGTAAATAAAAGAAAATTATAATGCCAGAAAATTAAAATTTTCTTCCACACTCTCACCTTTTTTAGAAACTTATTAATTTTTAGTTAAATGTAAAATATATGAAACAAAAAATTAAACGAACCTTCAAAATAGCTTTAAAAACATTTTTTAATACATTTTTATAGCTTTTTAACTAATTAACACGTTAGATTACAACTTAACATTTTAACTGCGCTTAAAAACGCTTAATTTGAAGTTAATTTTTAAAACTATAAAAAATAATATTTAGAATAAAATCATAAAAAAATTAATATCTAAAATTACAAAAAAAAATAAAATTTTTAACCAGAAACGTACTCTAAAACATACCCAAAAACATACACTATTTACACCAAAAAGGAACTATTTTTTAGGCCATAAGCCCAATAAAATCATTATGAAATACATAGGATTGTAATTCATAACCCGGAGGTCTCCAGTTCAATTCTGGATCACGCTACTTACAAATCAAGGACTTAGGTATTTAACTTAAGTCCTTTTTTATTTTGCGTGCCAAATTGCGTGCCGAAATTTATCCAAATACCCTTATTTTCATTGCCCCGATATCTATGGCGAAAGTTACTGTTTCTGTCAATATTTGAAATATTTCCTATCTTCAATAATTAATCTTTTAACTTTTAGCTTTCCCCAAAAACTTACTTATTTTAGCCATTAAATCTTCACTATTAAATGGTTTAATTATAATATCATTACAGCCGGCCTCTTTTATAAACTGTTTATCAACAGTTGTAGAAAAAGCTGTTTGCGCTATAATGGGCAAGTTGGGTGCAAATTTTCTAATTTCTTTTGTTGCCTCAATCCCATTCATTACCGGCATTTTAATATCCATTAACACCAAATCTATTTGTGGGTTTGATTTGAACAAATCAATTGCTTCCTTTCCATTTTCTGCTCTTAGAATTTTCATATTTGAATATGACAACAACTCTTCTATCAACATAAAATTATAATCTTCATCTTCAGCAACTAAAATTGTTTTAGTTGCTTCCAAAATAATTTCCTTGGTAGTATTAACATTTTCGTTTAAATCTTTCTTTAAAACTTTTTTAAACGGAATTGTAACATAAAATATAGCTCCTTTTCCTAATACTGATTGAAGGCTCATTTTTCCGCCCAAAAGCTCCGCATACCCTTTTGAAATGGACAAGCCCAAACCTGAACCGCCAAAAAATCTTGTGCTTGTTCTTTCAACCTGACTAAATCGATCAAATATTTCTTCATACATATTTGCGGGAATTCCAATACCCGAATCTTCCACATAAATTTCGAGCTGGTTTTCTTTAACTTTATAGCCCATATTAATAAATCCTTTACTGGTAAATTTTAGTGCATTCCCAACCAAATTGGTTATTATCTCCATCAATTTTGTTTCATCGGTAATCATGTCGTCTTCTTCATTTGGCAATGCCAGCTGTAAATTAAAATCAATATTTTTAGCTAAAATTTTTTCTTTAAATTGTTCATAAACCAATTTAAGCAGGGAATTTAATTTAATTTCTTTTTCCGAAATTTTTTCCTGGCCGGTCTCTATAGTCGCTATATGAATGATATCGGTAATGATGGCAAGTAACTGCTCGCTGCTTTTTATAACAATATCTGTATATTTGTTCTTTTTTTCAAAAGAAAGCTCAGGTTCTTTAAGAAAATTTGAAAACCCGATAATAGCGTTCATTGGGGTTCTAATTTCGTGGGAAATGTTGTGTAAAAATGCGGTTTTTAACTTGTCACTTTCCTCTGACTTTTCTAAGGCTTTTATCAATTTAATTTCGTTTTCCTTTTTCTCGGTGATATCTTCTTGTACGCCTAAAAAATGGGTAATTTTACCGTTTTCATCTATAATTGGGGAAATGGACGCCTGTTCCCAATATAGGCTGCCATCTTTCTTTTTGTTCAACAATTCTCCATACCAGTCTTTTCCTGAAGTAATATTTTGCCACAATTGCTCATATACTTCTTTACTTTGACGCCCTGATTTAAATATTCTCGGGTTTTTTCCAATAACTTCCTTTTGGGAATAACCTGTAATTTCTGTAAATTTTTTGTTTACATACTCAATATTGCCTTTAATGTCTGTAATTAAAACTGTTGCAGTACTTTGTTCCACAGCTACGGAAAGCTTACGCAATTCAGTCATAGCCGCTTTTCTTGTTGTTTCGTCAAAAATATAGCCCTTAAAAGTTTTTAAGTTCCCCTTAGAATCAAACTCTCCAATTATGTTCGCAACTACATTTATAATTTTACCGTCAGGTCGTTTTAAATCTGCTTCAAAAAGGGTTAACATTTTCTTTTCCTTTAATTTTTCAATCATTTCATTTATGCCGCCTTCATTTGCATATAATTTACGCATATCATAATTTAAAGCTTCTTCTTTGGAAGTAAATCCGCAAATTTTAAGAAATGCCGGATTGCAATTCAACAATTTTCCTTCCACAGTTGTAATATAATCGCCCGTTAAATCTTCCTCAAAAAAACTTTTATATTCTTCCCTGCTTTTTAATAAGGCTTCTTCCGTGAGCTTTCTCTTAGAAATATCGCGAACAAAAGCACAACTAAGTTCTCTGTTTCCATATTGTATATAATTGGATATAATTTCAACAGGAAGCAAGGAACCGTCTTTTCTTAACTGCGTGGTTTCAATGAAGAGAGGATGCTTTTCACGCAGTTCTGTAAAAAAAGCAGACCAAGTTTCAACGTTGAAGTCCGGGTCAATATCTGGTACTGATAGCCTTAGCAATTCCTGACGAGTATAGCCAAGTGAATGACACGCTGCCTCATTAACATCAACAATTCGGGCATCAGAGGCCATCCAAAAAATGGCATCACCTGCATGGTCAAAAGTAAATTGAGTTAATTCCAACTTCTCCTTTGCTAAAATACGTTCAGTAATATCCTGCAATACTCCATAAAGGCGGATGGGGTTATCATTTTCATCCAATTCAAATCTCCATTCACTATAAACATATTTTGTAATTCCATCGCTTGTTAATAACCTGAAAGAAAAATGGGATGCAGCAAAAGTTTCATAAGTTTTTTGGATTGCTTCCTTTACATAGGCAGCATCTTCAGGATGAATGAAGGATAAAAAAGCTTCAGGAGAAGGCTCTATATCTCCGGGTTTAATTCCACAGATATTATAAAACTCATCTGACCAAGTTTGTACCCCTGTAGTTAAATCTATTTCCCAGTTACTAATATGTAAAAGTGCCTGCGCCTCTTTTAACCTGGCTTCGCTTTCCTCTATCTTTTTTCGTGACAGCACTTGTTCTGATACATCCACTGCAAAGAAAAGAATGCCATCAGGTTTACCGTCACTGCCTAAGTGTGGCTGGTATATAAAATTCAAATACTTGTCAACAGGTTTTCCAGTATTATTTACATCTAATTTAATAAGCATTTCATTGGCAGAAAACGTTTTACCTGTTCGATAAACGCTATCTAATATGTCAATAAACCCTTGCTTTGCAATTTCAGGCAATACGTCTTTTACATATTTACCAATGATATCCTTTTTACCAATTAATTGTAAGTACAGGGGGTTTGCCATTTCAAACCTATGATCAGGTCCGCTTAATACGCCCATGCTGGAAGGCGCTTCAGAGAACAAATCAAAGAATTGCTGCCTCTCAATTTCAAAAGCTTTTTGCAGTCTTTTTTTCTCGGTCACATCTCTTGCGATCCCATATCTTATCTGGTCTTTTTTATCCCAGCGGGCAGACCATTCAATAGGCACCAATGCCCCATCTTTACGTACATACCGGTTTTCAAAATGGTAAAGGCTGTTACCTGTCATTACATCAGCGGCTGTTAACTGCGTTTTCTCATTGTCTTCGTGATAAACAAAATTGATAAGGGGTTTGCCTATAAGTTCCTCAGGCTTATAACCCCAAACAGCTTCGCTTGCAGCACTTACCTTTAGGAAATTTCCTTTTGCATCAACAGCACAAATAACATCCAGCGATGAGTCCATTATTCTAGTAATGTCGTTTAGGGCAGATTGTAATTTACCTGACGTAAGCGCCAGTCTTTCTTCTGTTTCTTTTCTTTCCGAAATATCCCGGATTATCATTGATGTTCTTTCCTTCCCAAAGGAATCGGTATACTTTACTGAACTCATCTCTCCCGCAAAAGTAGTTCTATCTTTTCTTAGAAGGGTTAGCTCGCCTTGTGCTTTACCCGTTAGCTGACGTTCCTTAATAAGATTTTCAACTCTGGGGTCAGAGAGATCAACCAGTCCGAATCTTCCGGCATCGCATATTTCCTGCTCCGTCATATCGAAGATCTTACAGGCCGCAGGATTGGCTGCTAAAATGTTTCCATCGGTTACAGTTAGTAAAAGACCATCCATACTGTTCTCAAAAAATGCACGGTATCTGGTTTCACTTTCCTTTACTGCATTTTCTGCTTTTTTTCTTTCTGTAATATCTTGTGCAGTACCAAACAACCGTATAACTTTCCCTGCTGCATCTTTTACTCCATAACCATGTTCTTGTATTATTCGCTTTTCCCCTTTTGGAGTAGTGATACCGTATTCTAAAATAAACCTATCACCGGTTTCCTTTGTATGCCTGCTGGTCTGTTCTGCTTTATTTCTGTCAGTTTCATCAATAAGGTGCAGAAAGGAGCCATATGTTTCCGTAAATGCTTCCGTATCCGTATCAAATACTTTGTATAATTGCTTCGACCAGGTGAGTTTGTCTACAGCAATATCATAATCCCAGCTACCCAGTTTTGCCAGGCTTTGGGCTTCGGCCAAATGGGCTGCGGTTTGTTTGAAGTCCTGTTCAATTTTATTTTTCTCTTTTCGTTCATTTGCTTCTTTTAATCCCCTTAGCAGTTTTGTAGTTAGAGTGAATATTCTATCTTTCAGCACAAAATCGGTTACGCCATTTTTGATCAGTTCAATAGAATACTCTTCGCCTATTGCTCCCGATACCAGGATAAAAGGAGTTTCCGGTGCTAATTGCTCCTTTATTTTAAAAGCAGTTGGTCCATCGAATGAGGGAAACCTGTAATCACATAATATGATATCCGGAATAAAAATTTTGAGTGCTTTGCGGTAGCTTGCCTCATTTTGAACAATTTCCGAAACAAAATCAATCCCTCCCTTTTTAAGTTCGTTATCAATCATGGCCAGGTCATGTATATCATGTTCTGCTATTAATATTTTTATGGCAGTATTTATTTTTTTCAT